GTGCCCACGCTCGACAAGGTCTCGCTCGATATCTCGGTTGTTCTCGGCACCTGCATCATGCCGGTGCATCAGGTGCTGCGGCTCGGCCGTGGCGCCATCATCGAGCTGGATGCGGGGGAGGACGACGACGTCAAAATCCTGGCCAACAACCTTCCGGTGGCGGAGGGGACGGTGGTCGTCAACGGCAACAGGATTGCGGTCGAGGTCAAGCGGTTGCTGCAGAAATCGCCCGACATGCGCTGAGGGCCTGGATCCGGGCACCTTGGGAAAGCCGCGCGGCAAGCCCTTGTCGCTACGGATTGCATTTGTTACATGCTGCCGACCTCACGCCGGGATGACCGGCGCTAGACCCCAAAACGCGGCCGTGGCGGAATTGGTAGACGCACTGCCTTGAGGTGGCAGCGGGTAACACCGTGGAGGTTCGAGTCCTCTCGGCCGCACCATTTACAATTTTTTGAACTCTAAGTTATTGTTTTAATTGGATAATTTTTGTAGGTGAGGGGGTATGTATTACTAGGTGTGGCGCGTAATGTTCGTGTAACGTACCTACCGGCGCTTCGATTTTGAGTATCGGTAGGAGTTGGCGACCTGCTCAAAGATCTCTGTCCCCCAATCAAACAACATGACATTGAGGGCTCGCAAAATTATGCGGGTGTTTTCCTTCGTGTACCCACCAGACGGCACGATCTGATCTAACGATGGCATATACGGGTCGACCCGACACTTGGTGTGGGTCTTATAGAAAAACTCGATCCCCGTTATGGCACATTTGAACTGCTGACTTTCAGCCGTTGCCAGAAGCCAGTCTAGGGTTAGTTCAAACGCCAAGCCACGCTTTGCTGCACGGCTGCGAGCAGATTGAAAGCAACCCTTAAGGGCCGCCTCCACACGCTGTTTTCTTAGCACCACCGGAGACGGTGGCATGTCTCGGACGTGGGGTACTGGTAAACTATCGAACGCTGCCCAGTAAGCATCCATGAACTCAGGATGGTCGGGTGCTGGCAGCCTAACCCGCGATGTCTTCCCGCGCCTAAAATAGAAGGCCACGTTACCGTGCTGGGTAACCTGCCGGACGACGTATTTCGGTAGCTTCATATTGTGTCTCTCGCCAACAGGTGGCCCGCGGCGATGCCAAGACGCCGTCGATCGGCCTCCTGGATATAGTGCATAGCCATCGCCGAGCCGGTCCAGCCGAACACCGCATTCATCTGCGGGATGGTGGCGCCGTTCATCGCCATCCGGATCGCAGCGATCTTGCGAACACCGTGCGCAGACTTGTGGACACCGGCCGCGCGTGCCGCCTCGCTGAACATGTTGCCGAACCCTTCCTTGACGAGCGGGGTCCGGCGGTCGCCGCAAATGAATGTCATGTCACCGACCGGGCCAGCGGCTACGGCACGCTGGAGCTGCGGCAGGTAGGGGATGGTGACCTGGATCTTGCCTTGGCTCTTTTCCGTGCGGAAGACGATGTTGCCATCCTGAAGGTTCTGGCGCCCGAGCCGCACCGCGTCACCGCGGCGGCCGCCGGTGTTGATCAGCACCTCGAGCCACACCCGCTGCTTCGTGCCTAGCGGCCACTTCGCCTCGTAGGCTGCGACGTCTTCCTCGGTCCATGCGGCGAAGCCCGCGCCATGCGATCGCTTCGGGTTCTTCACCCCGGCGGTTGGATCAACCGACACATAGCCCTTCTCGAACGCCCAGCGGAACAGGCCGCGCATGGCGTCGAGGAAATTACGGGCTTGTGATGGTGTCGCGGCGCGGTCCTCGCGGCCATTGACGATCACGCGCTGAGTGAACTTTGCATAGGGCTGCGAGCCCGCCACCTTGTGGACGTGGCGGAAGATGTTCTCTCGCTGCCGGCGCGTTGCCTGCGACAGCGCCAGCCAGTCCTGGCTCTCACGGTAGCGCGCCAGCAACCAGTCGAAAGTGTTGTTGGCCGGCGAGGGCTGCGTGCGCTCGAGGATCTTGCCAGCGACGGCCGCCTTGTATTCTTCCCAGAACTCAGGCGTCCCGTAATCGGCGCGCAGCCGCACGCGCGGGCCCGGATAGACACGCACGTACCAGACGAGCTTGCCGTGCCGGGTGCGCTGGCTGTTGAGGTGTGGTGGTTTCGGGGGCATGGGGGCTAGATGCGAAACTCTTCTTCGGCAGGCGCCGCGGCTGGTGGCGGTGGTGTCGCGGCGCCTGTCTTGATCGTTATCGTAGCATTGCCGACCCTGACTTCAACCTCCGGGGCACCCGTGGCCTGCGCTGCACGGATGACCCGCGCTATGTCGGCTTGCTTCAGGTTCGCAGGAGCGTTTGGCATCGTGATACTTTCGGTGCTTGTCGTCTCTTAGCCCGAGGAAGTGGTATCGGACAGTGGTGTGGTCGCGGTTGATGTGGCGGCCGATCGCGCTGTACGACCGGTGCCTGGGGTGGGCTTCTTCCATCACCCTGAAGATGAACAGCCGGCGCGCAGCCACGAGGTAGTCGTGCCGGGAACGGGACCGGATTTCGCGCTGGTTCGTGCCATATTGCTTGCACACGGCAGCCATGATCTCGATCATGGGGGTGTACCTCTTCCCATTGCGCCCGGTCTGCTCTGTCGTCTCGTTCATACTCATGGTTACCTCACAAGGTTACTCTGCCCCTCCGCCGTCACGGCAGGTGGACGGGGCCGATCGGCTCGATGCTGTACCCGCGGTTGAAGTGGTTACGGATGCTCAGGTTGAGCGGCAGGATGCGGTCGTTCAGGTTGCCGATATGCACCCGCAGCGTGGTGTCGCTCTTGTTGCGATGGGCGGCGCCATAGACTGCGCGCTTTAGATCCGTGACGGGCGTGACCGGCGTGGCGCTGTTGGCCAGCTGATACAGGATGACCGTCTGCGACGGGCTCAGCGTCACCAGCAGGTTGCCGCGGCGCGCGACGTTGCGGTCCAGGTCCACGATCAAGTCGTCCGTCGGATAGAGCGTGTGCAGGATATTGCGCAGCGCCTGCGAGCATTCCTCATAGAGCGGGTGCTCCGGACTCTGCGCCACCTCGAGGCGGGAGATCAGCTCGGTGATTTCACCCGTAATCATTTCACGGTGTCGGGGCATTGAAGGCTCTTGCTTGGTGGTGGCGTGGTGGGTCTGCATTGCCGGCCTCGAAAAGAGAACGTTTCAAGAACATTACACGCTAGGACAACAGTCCTGTCAAGCCTCGTCGATGAAGTCGAGCAGTGGTGCGATGTTCAGGTCGATTTCGTAGAGGTACTCGGTCGCGGTGGAGAAGCGGGTGCCGCCGCCCAGACGGCCGCGGGTGTATCTGGCGCAGAATTGCTTCTCGATCGCCTGTGTGAAGACATGCCGGGCGTAGCCGTTCTCGTTGAGCCAGTTCGTGAAGGCGGTGGAGCTGAACCGCACCATCTTGCTGTCGACCCCGACATGGACATAGAGGGCGTCGAGCTTCCCGTGGTCGTTCAGGCTGTTGACCAGGGAGACAGACCCGGGGAGCGGCTTGCCGCGGTTGAGGTGGATCACGTTCGTGAACAGCGTGTGCCGCGCCCGCATCTGGTTGAAAAACTGCGTCATCACGTTCGACACGTTGATGTCCTGCTTCATGTCGACCGGCTGGCTGTTGCGCTCACCGCGCATCTTCGCCAGCGTGTCCAGCAGGAAGGCCTTGAGGCCCGGCAGGTTGATGTTGGTGAAGCCCTGCTCGTTGGCATAGGCGGCACCCATCAAAACGCAGGTGACGATCGTGACCCAGAACCGCTCGTCTTTCTGAGCGGTTACCTCGTCGGTAATCGCCTTGGCGGCGTTGGTCAGCTCCTCCTTGATGCGCGCATGGTTGGCGCCGAGAAACTTCGCATACTCGAGGCCGATGACGCCGTAATTGTCGTGGAGCTCGGCGATCATCAGCTGTGCATCGGCCATGGCAATTTGGCCCTGCTGGGTCTGCGCCGGTGGCACCTCGTATTCAAACACCCGGTAAAGGCCCGCGGTGGTCATCTTCGTGTTCGAGGTGACGTAGTCGAGCAGGCTTTCGTTCGATGCCGACACCAGAATGGTCTGCCATGTGCCGACCGAGCGCTGCGTTACGCCCGACGTCATGCGGGATTTCTCTTTGCCGAGGCTCAGCTGGAAGGTCAGGTTCACAAACCGCTTCGTGTCGTCTTCGGTCTTGAGCTCGTCCCAGTAGAGCGGCAGCGATCGGATCTCGCCGATCTTGTGCAGCACGCTGTTCTGCGTGTCGCTCAGTCCCTGCATCGCGCGGACGGGGTCGCCCCAGACAGCCTGCGCCACCTTGAGGGCTGTTGTCTTGCCAATACCGGACTCGAGTGAGTAGCAGCTCATTTGCAGGCCCGGATGCCCGGTAAAGCGCACCAGTGGGGCTGCAAAAGCGGAGGCGAGGATCGCGTCGAGTGCCGGCCGGTCCTGATCGGTGATAAGCTTGGCGGCTGCGATCCACGGTTCTCGGGTGCCGGTGGGCTCGTATTGCTGCCCAATGACAAGGTCCGGGGCAACCGCCGGCCTGCCGCCGTTGGGCGACCAGACATGGCCCCCGAAACAGAAACCCTCGAGCTGGCCGTTGTGGACGTTCCACCCGAACGGCACCGAGTTGATGACGTAGCCTTTCTGCTTTTGCAGGGTCTCGATCCAGCTAGACATGAATTCCTTCGCGTTTTTGCTTTCGGATTTCCGGATGGGGATGCCCTGGTTCCAGAGCTGTTTAGTCAGTCCGTCCTCGGTAGACATCGCGTCGAAGGGCAGGGAGATGCGCTTCGCGCGGTTGTTGTCGAGCACGCTTGTGAAGTGCAGCACCCACGGGGAGTCCTGCACGAACGGCAGCTGCATCGGGTATTTGCAGAGCGGGATTTGCTCAGTGAGGCCCGTGGTGGGATCGACGACCAGCCTAGCGATCACACCGTCCGGCTGCCGCACGTACCCTTGCGGAACGTCGTTTCCGGGCTGTGCTACAGTAGGTTGTGATGCGGCATGGCTAGTTACCTGGCCGGGTAACAGCTGCGTCGGTTGGGCCGGCGCGCTGGGTTGGGGACGCGGGGCGAAGTTGAGTGGTGAACGCCCCTTCTGAAAGTGTTGACATTGTGAACAATGAACGGCACCGGCGCCACTGATTGTGGCGCATGACGGCCATCCGATCCCGCGCTCGCGTTCTTTTGCTTTCCGATCAAAGAGTTCATCGGTTGTGGCCTGTGAATAACCAGGATGCTGCGATGCCATCCGGTGTGCCTGCGTACGACCGTCTTCGCAGAACACCGATATGAGCGTGGTCAAATTCCATAATGGGTTCGTAAAATTGACGCCACCGCTATTGAGCGCATCAGCGATGAATGGACATTCTGTCGCAAGTGCATCGACGTCGGCCGGTGGTGCTTTGCGATCCTCGATGCCGAGCGCGATCTCGCCCACCTGCACGGGCGCCTTCGGTGGGAAGAGAGCAACGTCAACCGCATAGGCGTCTTGCGGTGCAGCAACCTTGTAAGGCTCGAGGATCTTGGCGATGTGCTCGACGCTGTAATCGTATTCCGTCTTGGCATTGGTCAGCGACACCGGGCGCGGCGTGCTGGTCTTCTTGTTGACCGTATTCGGTATACGGAGCACGCGGACAAAATCGACGGTGCATTGGGTGTCGCATTTCAGCCCGAGCTGCTTGGTGGACTCGGCCAGGGCGCGGGCGATCGGCTCCCATTCATGCACCGTGAGTGCGCGGTCGAGCGTCCAGTAGACGTGCATGCCGCCGCCGGTCGAGACGATCAGGCTCGGCTTCGGCATCCCCGAAGTGTGGAGATAGTTACCCAGCGCGGTAACCGCGTCGGCAGGCTCGGCGTAGTCCTTGAAGTCCAGGTCGAGAAAGAGCGACTTGGTCGTCGCTGCGTTCTCGCGGTTGCGGATCGGCGAATACCAGACGTAGTTGTTCTTGCCGCTCCGCTCGGTCGCGTTCCGCGCCGTAGACATGCAGGCATAGATCGCCAGCGTGTCGGGCTTCGACATCGCATATTCGACCGCCTTCACGGCCTCGTTGAGGTTGCGCGCGGCGCGCCCCGCCCATGCCGGGGCGGTGCGGTCGGCGACCGGGAAGGTCCAGTGAATGTTCACAAACGCAGGCGCGTCGCCTTCCTGTGGCCATGGAAGGACACGCGCCAGATATTCACGCGCTTGCTCGAATGACATTTCAGTTCCGCATCAGGGTTACGTGGTGTGGTGGTTGGCCGGGGTGTGGGCCCCGGCCATAACCCTTAGCTCGGCATCATCGCATTGAGCTTCGCATCCAGGTCGAGCTCGAAGCTGGAGGGCTGCGCGACCGGTGCGGCTTGTACTGGTGCGGGAGCCGGAGCCGGAGCTGGCGCAGGTGCCGGTGCCCCTCCAAACCCACCAGCGGCCGCCTGAGCGGGCTGGGGGGTCGGTTGAACGGGTGCCGGGGCTGGCGCAGGTGCCGGTGCCCCTCCAAACCCGCCAGCGGCCGCCTGAGCGGGCTGGGGAGCCGGTTGGACGGGTGCCGGGGCTGGCGCAGGTGCCGCCCGCTGCAAGACCTGCTGCACAGGGGCCGACTGCACTGGCTGTTGCTGCACCGGCTGTTGCACTGGCGCCGCGGCCGGGGCGGGCGGCTGATGACCGGCAAACGCCGACGGCAACTCGATCGGTGCTTGGGCTGGCGCCGCCAGGGCCGGCGCGGCTACCTCGTCCTCGGCCAGCACGCGGGCAACCTCGACCGAGTTCTGCATTTCCTTGACGATCAAAGCCTCCTCGTCCGTCAGCGGACGGATGGGCTTGAAGATCAGCTTCGGGAATGCCTCCTGCACCGCGAAGGAAATCTCGGTGATGAACGCATAGTAGGGGTAACCGAGCTGGGCCATCTTCTGCGAGAACGTGGCCATGTCGCCGAGCGACGCCGCCGGGACGCGCAGCAGCATCGGGCCGCCCATGATCTCGTTGCGGATGTCCATGCCGGGCACGACAGCGAGGCGCTTGGAGTCGGCGCAGGCCTTGCCCTGCTTGCCGCTCTCGGTGATGCGCGAGCCCCATGCGTTCATCGGGCAGGTCTGGCACATCGCCGACTGCTTCTTAGGCGCGCCGGCGGCAGGGGTAACGCCATTCGTTGACCAGCAGTCCGGAGCGGCGTCGGAGCCGTCCTCGTATTTCTTCTCGTACCAGATCTTCGACACCACAGGGGCGGCCTTAAGGATGACCACCGGGATGGCATGCATCGGCCCGGTGTCGTCCGGGCGCATCAGCACCTGCTCGTCGCCGCGGTAGCGCGTGCGCCACGTCTTGCCCTTGATGCTGATGACACCAAAGCCGCCCTGGATGCCGGCGGACATGTCATCCGGCACCGGCTGCCCGGCGAAGACACTCGAAACAACCCCGAAATTCTGGGGCACAATCATCTGGTTCATGGTCGCTCCTGGATGGTTACTTTGTAAGGTTACATTCTTGATTATCTGCGCCGCACGCCGACGACGAATTTCTCGGTGTAGTTCACGCCAGGGACGGGCATGTTGTTCTTCTTCATGAAGTCCTCCACCGCCTTCACGTTGGCCTTCTTGTCGAGCAGATCCCAGTCGTTCTGGGTCACGACCCAGGCCCAGAATGCTGACATGTCGGCCACCGATGCGGATTTCTTGGCTGTCCTGTAGACCGTGCCGCTATCCGTCCCTACGCGTTCGGCACCGATCGAACAAAGGTGATCCAGCATCAATGAGTTGAGCTGTTCAAGCATTTCATTGAGCGGCTCGAGCTCTTTTTTATGTTTTTCTTTAACGTCGGCAATGAAGTCGCGCAGCTTCACGTATTGACCAACCCGCTTGTTCAAGTCGAAGGCAGCTGGTGCAGGGGTGGGGGCGCCAGCGTCGAACTCCCCATCAGGCGAGATCGTCTCACCGGGCGCGAGCGTTGGCACGCTATCGTCCGCAATTTCCGTCTCGACCTCGATCTCAGGCACCGCCATCAGCGCCTCAACGTCTGTCGTGGTGTCGGTCATTGTTACCTCTCAGGGTTACGTTCGAGATACTCCGCCGCCGAGCGGAGGGTGGATGGGTTGTCTTGGGCGTGACCAAGCATGAGGTTACATTTAGAACATAGCAGCCCACGCACCTGTTTTGTTTTATGGCAATGGTCCGTATGCCAATCTGGGCATCGTGGGTCTGGAGACTTGCAGATTGCGCAGCAACCATTTTGCTGCTGGAGCATCGTATCTCGCTGCTCGGGCGTAAGCCCATACTTGCAGCGATGGCGGGATTTGCGGGCCTGGTAAGAGTATTTCTCAGGCTGTTCAGCACGCAGCTTGCGCATCCGTTCTCGTGTGCCTGCACGATGCTTTTCAATATTTTTCAGCCGACTGCGTTTCTCAGCCTCCCTTACCTTATCGTAGTTTTCTTGGCGATAACGTCGGTTATATTCCCGTCGCTTTTCAGTAATCCGTGGCACGAGTGGCCTCCTCGAACAGGCTCAACATCATGTCCTGCACCTTCTGCTTACTGTGCAGCATGGTGTATATTTTGCGCTCGACTGGTGTTGCTTGAAGGTGGATTAATTGTTGGCGGTAGCGTTGCCCGATACGCCTGATCCGGTGGTTCGCTTGGTCGTAGATCTCGAGCGAGGTTATAGGACTAAACCAAATGCAAGTGTCCGCTGCCGTGAGCGTGATGCCGTGGGCTAGGCACTGCGGGTGCGCCGCCAGCACTTTGTATTTGCCGGTGTTCTGGAACAGGTTGAACAGCTGCGACCGCTGCCCCGCCGGGGTGTCACCCGACACGACGCAATGCTCGATCTTGTCGTTGGTCAGCGCCTCGGACACTCCGGCCAGTGCGTGCTTGAACGGCACGAACACCAGCACCTTGCGGTCGGTCGAGGCGATCGCATCCATCAGCGCGTCGATGCGGTTGGAATTGTCCAGCGTTGCCGTGGTACCATCGGACTTATAGACCCAGCCGGTCGACACCTGGAGCAGCTTCATCATCACGGCGCCGGCATTGGCCGCGGTGATTTCGCCCGTGCTGAGCGCGCTGTAACAGTGCTGCATCAGGTCGCGGTAGATCTTGCTGGTCGAGGGGGCGAGGTCGATGTCGACCCAGCGCTCGATGATTTCCGGCAGCTCAACGACGTCGTCCAGCGTAAAGCGCACGGCCGGCTGCATGACGTTGAAGGCGCGCTCAACGGCGTCGTGCTTCGGCTTAAGGATGAACGGCGCGACCTGCACCATCATGTCGTGCTGGAAGTGCTTGAAGTATTTGGGCACCGTGTTCGGCGTGACGATCTGGCATTGCATCCAGACGTCGGTCGGCTCGTTAGGGATAGGGGAGCCGGTCATGCCCCACACCCATTTCATCTTATGAGCAATGCGCTTGCAGGCTTTGCTGCGTTCGCTGGAGTTGCGGAACGTGGCGAGCTCGTCGATGACCAGCGTGTCGATCTCGCCGGCTGTGACCTTGGCGAGGATCTCCTTCTCGAAGTGCTTCAAGCCGTCGTGGTTGATGATGAAGATCTCGGCGTCCGGATCGTCCAGGCGCTCGAGCTTACGCTTGCGCGTGCCGCCATGGCCAGAGCCCGGCCGCCTTGATCATCGCCGCGTTCATGCCCTTGACGGACTTGATGGTGTCGCCCTTGGCCGGCAGGCCCAGAAACTCCGCGCAGGAGGCGAGCGAGAGCGATCGCACGAAGGCCGCGATGAGTGCGCGGCAGACGCCCAGCGTGTCGATCATCAGGCGCGGGTCGAAGCCGTAGATCCACACCGTGATGCACATGTCGAACAGTGCATTGTGCGAGATCAGCACCGTGTTCTTGGGGTCGAGCGTCGCGAGGAAGGGCGCGATTTCGTGCGCCTCGAGGAAGAATGTCGGCTGCCCCAATGGCTTGACGGCGAGCCCGGTCACCTCGAAGCGGGGATCGAGGATGTATTCAATAGGGGTTAATTTGCGCAATGAATATTCATCATCGTAGTAAGTTTCATAGTCAAACGTGAGAATGTTCATAGATACCTCTCAAGGTAACCCACCATTTTGCGCAGGATTTCGGGGTCATCCTTGGCGTGGCCTAATCCCAAATTACAGTGGTGGCAGAGTATTCCCCTAAGCACCCCGGTTTTGTGGCAGTGGTCGACGTGCCACCTGGCTTCAGTGGTGCCACAAACCGCACAGCCCCCTTGTTTGTGCAGAAGCGCGTCACGTTCCTCTGGGGTTATCCCGTACAACCTCTTGTAGTGGCCGCGCCTCGCCTGTTCTTTTGAGCGTTCTGGATTTTGAGCTCGCCATTTCTTCGCGTAGGACCGGCTTTCATCTGGGTGTGTTCTACGTCGTTTCCTAGATGCCTCACGAGCGATTAAGCGCTGCTTCTCCGGGTTCTCTTGTCGCCACTTCTTGCGCGCTAAAACCTTCCGCTTTTTTCTGTCTAAGTCAGATATTTGCATTTGTTCAGATTGCCCTTCCGACGCTATACGCGGGGTTGCCTTGCAAGGTAACCGCACTATGTTGCGGGTGCCGTTGGGGCACGGCGCTCCTTGGGTGGAGTAGCGAACGGGTCGGAGGTTGTGGTGGCCTCCGACCCGTTTCTTTTTGTGCCCGGGTCAGGGCACCGGGTCCAGCATCACGGCTGTGGTGATGATGGCCGACGCCCGCCGGATCTTCTCACGCGTGTGTTTCGAAAGGGCCGGCACCTGCCGCGGGTTCTTGGCTTCCTCGAGCTCACGCCGGACGCGGCCAACACAGACATTCATGATCGCCGGGAACACCATCTTCGCCTGTCGCTTGGTCAGGTTGTTGACGGCGTGGTCGATCATTTCGCGAGCCTCTCCGAAGGCAAGGTTGGTACGTAACTGGGTCTCCGGTTCACGCATGGTGTGGAATATGACGCGCGATTGGAGCTCGGTGAGCCGGCCCATCATGTAGACCCTGTTGCTGCGAGTGAAGCGGCTCATCGTAACCTCGTCAGGTAACCTTGTGGTGAAGTGGTGGCTTGCAGGATTTCACTGGGTACAGCTCGCGCCCGAACCGAGGGGCCAGAACCCTGCCTTGTCGCGCCTTGGACATGCAGCTCAATCAGCACTGCATGCCCGCACGCTCGCCCGAGCCACCCGGCAGCGGGAAGGATGCACCCCCTCGGTCAGGAACTCTTCGGGATCATCACGACATCGCCAAACGGGTAGCCCGATTTGTCGAGGCCGATGCTGCCCCAGATCACGCTGTAAGGCGGAGCCTGTTCGGGGAACGAGCCATATCCGTCGGTGAGGTAGACCAACGCGTCCGGCCGCAGCCCGGAATTGTAGATCTCGTCAAACACCGGCACGAACGACGTGCCGCCACCACCCGGCGCGCCCTTGGCACGGATCTCGATCAAATCCTCCGGCTCCTCAGCCTCGTCGACACGGTTGAGCGCGGCGTCGCACCACATGATGACAAGGCGCTCCGGCTTGACGTCGGACAGGATGCCCGCCATTTCAGCCATGAACATGTTGAGCTCGGTGTCGCCGATCGAGCCAGAGGTGTCGATGCCGACCACCACGGTGCCGGCGCCGAAGCCGGTCGGGCCCGGGGCATAGCAGTCCCGCACGATCAGCCGCCGGTCGGGGCGCTGCCACGAATAAGCACCCGAGCCCACCTTGCGGGCCACCAGCGCCTGGATCTGCTCTTTCCAGTCCACCTTCGGGTCGACTACCTCGCCGAGTAACCGCTCGAGCCCGGCCGGCAGCTTGCCCTGCACCTTGGCGGCGTTGATGCCCGCGGCGACAGCCTGCTGCCACTCGATCTCATTGCGGCCTTGGCTGGCCTGTGTCGGCTCTTGGCCGGTCGAGGTGCCAGGCGCCAGGTGCTCGTCAAAGCCCACGCCCGCGGGCCCACCGTTCGGGTCGTTGTAGACCTTCTTGTAGACATCCAGCACCTGCGAGTTGCGATCGCCCAGCTGCGGGTCGTGCATCCACGCCGTGTTGAACTTGCCGGTCTTGGACTCGATCAGCAGGTCGTTGATGACCAAGTCCTGCGCGATGTTCATGGTCTTGTGGTCGTAGGGCAGCTCGCTGCCGTCCGGGTAGGAGACCTTGCCGCGCTTGTTCCAGTAGTGCATCTGGCCCATGTGGTTCCAGATATTGTGCATGATCTCATGCACGCAGATGAAGATGCGCTCCGACAGGTCGTAGTTGAAGAACGTGTCGGGGTTCAGCAGCAGGTTCGAGCCGTCGGTCGCAGCGATCGGCACCCCCCGTGTGAAGTAGGCGATGTGCTTCGACTTGGCGTTGTCCATCATGGTGATGAACACATGCGCGAATGCCGGACAGTGCCAGAGCAGCGCGACGCGGGTCTGTTCCCACTTCTTGAGTTGCTCACTGGTCAGCTCGACTTGGGGCGGGGGAGTAGCCATCGTTACCTCACGGGGTTACCGGCCGCTGCCCGATATGGCAGGTCGGCGGGGATTTCAGGATCTCGTTGATGGTGGCAAGAATGATGAGTGCGCTGTCGTCCAACACCTCAGCAAAGACCGTCAGCGGGTTTCTGTCGGTAGGGGTATCCAGCAGCAGGCTTGCCGGGGATCGGCTTTCAGGGACAACACCAACGATGATGATGTACCGTGTTGCACCCCGAACAGGTATTGACTTCACGGCCACGCCGATGCCGGGCCACGGCCGAGCGATATACACCCCGGCATGCTCTTTCTCTTCCGGGAAGCCCAGTTGGAGCATGGCTCACGTCCCATACGCGGACGTGTCGATGTCGTCCGCCAGCATGATCTCCTGCTCGCCGACGAACATGTCATCGGTGTAGAGCGCGATGGTGGGCTCGCGATCGTCCTGGAGCAGGAGCCCGGTCGTGAACAGGTGCTTCGCCGCCATCTGTGCCGCGGACATGAGCGCCGGCTTCTTGGTCGCCTCGGTGTCGGAACGGAAGTTGATGCGCAGCTCGATCTTGATGGAGAGCATGTGGTGGTCCTTTCGCTATTCGTTAGGGGAAGGGTACCCGGCAAGGTAACAATTGCGATCAGGGTCGAGGTATGCAGGCCAGGTTGAGGATGATGCGGCAGATCGGGTCGGTGGCGCAATGCCGCTCGTATTGCTCCACGAAGCTGTAGTTGTTGTCATGGACGTAGAATTTCCACGTCCCGTTGGTGCTGTCCTGGTAGATGGTGTCGTAGTCGAGCATATGGCCAGTGCCGCCACCAGAGAACACCGTGGTCTCCGCCGCAGCCAGCATGAGCGACACAGCGAGCTTGTCCGAACGCTTGTTCTTGGGCAGGGAGATTTCCCACCACTCAGATACGCGCGATGAGACGATGTGGCGCTCGGCACAGACGAACGGCCGCTGCCAGAGCGTGGACAGCTCCTTGAAATAGCCACGGGCGGAGCCGGACACGTAGGAAGCGGTGCCCCAGTGGCCGCGAAGGAAGTCCGGGATCACACACATGCCGTGTTTGTAATAGCGCTCGGTCGTGGTCTCGATCCGGGAGAGCATCGCCCGGATGTGCTGTTCGGCCGTGTCGGCGTTGCGCTGGATCTCACGGATGCGGTCGTAGGCATTTCGCTCTATATGCCTGAAGTTGTCGTTGTCGCGGGGGTTCATGGTGTGGTGGCCTCGTGGTGGTGGACGCGAGGGTGAGTGCGCGACCCGTAGTGTTTGCCCCGGGCCGCGGTTACCTGGCTGGGTTACGCAGCCCGCCGGCCGATCGACGCCATCAGCGCCGAGTTGTTGATCGTCCACTTCTGGACGGCCGGGTTCATGACCAGCGTGGCATCACGCTTCACGGCAGCCTGGAAGAAGGTCGTGGCGAACTCCTTCGGCAGGCGGTCGATGTATTCCGCGACCGGCTTGATGGACTTGCCGTCGACCTTGTGCGCCAGGTGGAAGCACACCAGCATCTGGGCGTCGGGCTTCTCGGGCACCTTCACCTTCTGCGGGTCGGCCACGATGGACGCGAACGAGGGCATCTCACGCTCCAGCTTGGCATGCGTGATCAGCTGTGCTGCCTCGCCGTCGCCGATGGTGCCAGCAAGAAGCGTCGTGGTGATGGGCAGGTTGTCCCGGGACAGCGGGTCCATGCCGCTCGCCACCAGCTCGGTGTAGGTGCGGGCCGCCATGACCAGCGAACGCGGGGTACACCACGGGCGCTGCTTGTCGGGCACACCGTCCTGAAACACCTTGTCCGGGTGGGCATTGGCAAAGGACGTGAACAGCGGCTCCACGCCATGGTCGGTCGCCCAGTCGGTCCACGCTGCCAGATCGTCGCGGATCTCGATGATGTTGCGACGGTTGATGAGGAAGTCGAACTCCTTGGTCACACCGGAGCGATCGCCCTGCCGGTTGGTGGCGCAGACCACAGACCAGCCCGGGTTCAGCTTCCACTTGCCGACCTGCTTGTCGAGCAGCAGGCTGGCCGCGGCACGCTTGACGTCGGGCTCGGCCTGACCCCACTCGTCCAGGAACAGGATGCCGTTCTCGTATTCGGAGAGCGGGATGCCGTTCTGGTCGAGCATCCACAGCGGCATCGACGGGTCGGTGACGCAGAACACCTTGCCGTTGATCTCGCGCTCGGTCTTGAACTGGTAGCCGATCAGGTCGGGTGGCGTGTAGGTGGCGAGGAACGCTGTGGCGAAGCCCCACGGCTTGCCGCCGGCGGCGACGCTGGCCTCGCTCATGCGCTTGTGGGTGTCCATAATGAACTCGGACTTGCCGCGGCCGGGCGCCGAGGCGAGCACCTGTGCCACACCCGACTTGAGCAGCGCGGGCATGACGGTATTGAGCTCCTTGAAGCTGAGGGACATAGGGGTCTTTCTCCTGATGGTGGGTGGGGGTAGTAACTTCGCGAGGTAACTGCCTAAGACGCGAGCTTCGTTCTCACATCATTGGCGACGTCGGCGTAGATGTCATCGACAACAGCCGGCTCGAACACCAGCCACACGTCGGCGAGGCGGGTGATGCGTTGGTGAGTGCGCTGAAGGTTATGCTGGTCGCTCCAGTGCATCTTGTCGTAGTGCTCCTTGTTGATCATGAGCACGTTCTCTTTTTCCAAGAGATACGCCACCCAGGTGTCGTCCGGCATGACGCCCGGTGGGACAAAGCGCAGGATGCGTGCCGGCCCCTTGTCGGGGTTGAATGCGAAAGTGTTCTGAGACATAGGGGCTCCTGTTACCCGTGCAGGTTACATCAAGCGTTACGCGGCGCGCGGGTTGACGGCGTGCTGGGCGATGACCTTGGCGTTTGTCATGGCCCACTTCTGGAACGCCGGCGCCCGCACCAGCGCGTTGCACTGGCTGACGGCGTGCTGCACAACACGGATCTCCATCTCCTTGGAGAGGGTGCCGGCATCGGCGATGAATGTTGCGATGGCCACTGATGGTGGCATCGAGGTGGCATCCAGACTATTGACGAACTTGTAGATGCGGTCCTTGACATCAGGGGCGGCGTTCTCGAGCGCGAACCTGAAGCGATCGTCGACCTGCTTCATGAAGCGATCGCGTTTGATGGCCGGGTCTTCCCAGTCCCTAAACGTCAGATACGCCGCTCGCAATCTGGGCCAGAAGTTGTTCAGCATCGACGGGGTGCTCCTGTGGTGTTGGAGGTGGTGTGTGAGTGCGCGGCCTGTCATCGAGGCCAACGCCGCGGATTTCGTAGGCGATCAGAAACACGACGCAGCAGCCAAGATGCCAGAGGTGTGAGTAACCGGTCTCGGGATCACATGGCTCACCGTCCCACCATGCCGTAAGATGGCGGATGGCGGCATCGTATGGCCGGGACCATGCCATGCCCTTTTCCCAGTTGCGGGGCTCATACTTCTTGGCACCGAACGCAAGCACGGTGATGATGGCTCGGAAGGAGTCCCACGGAGCGAGATGCCACGGCGCTTTACCCTGATCATCTTTACGGCCTTCAAGCTGCATGTCGTTTGACCCCAAACCAGTTTGGTGTAACCTCAATGGGTAACACCCCAATGTTTCCTGGGTGTATCCTCCCGTTTAGGACTTGTTCAGTCGCTGCCGTTCCTCGGCGATCTTGCGCAGCGCAAAGAGGTGCCCGGCGATCGAGTCGAGCGCTGCCCAGATGAACACCAGCAGGAACAGCAGGATTATCCAGCCGAAGACATAGAAGGCTGTTGCAAGCATGGTGGCGGGGCTCCTGTCTTGATCGTGATATCGTGGACGATAATGCTCAGCACCATGAGCAGGTCATCGCAGTAGGTGTCGCAGTAATGCTGGCGTTCTCGAATGTGGTCGGACCAATCTTTGTAGTGATCCCACTTGTGTTTTTTGGGGATGACCCAGAGTGAGAACGTATGTTGGACCGGCACGTTGATGTTGTGCCGGATAACGGCCACCCAGTCCGGGTGCGGCCGACCCAGATAGACAGCGTTGTGCCATTCCTCCTGCTCGAAGCCGAACGATGGGATCGGGTTCTGGTAGTCTTGAGACGTGAACGGCTTGTTCTGCCAGTTGCGCACCGGAGTTACCCCTCGTGGTTACATGGTGGCCAGGTTCGGCACCCTCCAGACAGAGCGCACATAGACAGGGTTGTTCCAGATGCCTCGTGCCGTGGGGGAGGACGGAGTGATAGCTCGTGTCCATCCGCGCCCAGCGGCGACCCAGTAAAAGACCGTCATTGTGTTACCCCTCGTGGTTACATGGTGGCCAGGTTTGGCACCCAGAACGAGCACCAGCTGTCGAGGCGCTTGCCACGTTCGTGGCCCGGCAAGTGGGCGTTGAAGCCCTCATGCGGGAAGCGGATCTCGCAGGTGCCGGCGTGCGGGAAGAAGCGTTTCTTCATCTCCTCGGTCGCAGGCGCAAACCAGTGGCAGGTGTCACATGACCGGCCGCCGCGTTTGTCGTACAGGGCGCAGACGTCAGCGCGGCTCATGACGGGTGTTTCTCCAGATTTGCTTTGCGCATGCGGCTGAGCACGGTGCGCAGGGTCTTGGCGTCGATCAGCGGGATCAGCTCTTCCTGCGTGAGTGCGCAAAAAACTTTGAACTTTTTCTCGTATAGTCGCCGAGCCTCCAGGCACGCGCTGGCTTGGGGGTCGTCGTGGAAGCGGATGGTGCCGGGGGACTTGGCGTCCTGGGCGAGTAACCACGCAGGGTAACTCTCTCGCTTTCGTCGAGGCATTGTGGTGGCTCCGGATCGTTCATGTCCCAGGTGAGGCGGCAGGAGGGGCAGGTCATCTGGTCTGAGACTTGGTACGCTGCACAGCGGGGCCGGTCAGGCATTCTCCAACTCCTTGATGAGCGCGCGGATGTAGGTGTCGTTCCATTCGCAATAGGCAAAGGCGGCGTGTGAGTTCCTGAAAATGATCTCTTTCGAGAAGCCTGGCCCGCGCCTGACGTGCCAGCTCGTCGTTACCCACTCCGGTTGGTCATCATAGCCGCGGCGCATGTACTTGCCGGCTGGCTGTAACCGCGTGAGGTAACCTTTTAGACAGCGCAGGCGGGTTTCATCAGGCATTTTTTCCGACCCACTTGTTGTGCCAGTAGCAGTATTTCGCGGCGAGCTTCCGCTGCTTGAACCGTTCGATCGGTACGCCCCGTACCTTGACCACCCAGATCTTCGGATGCCGGTGGGGGCCGTCGCGCCGCATGACAGCGGTGTAGGGATGCTTCGTCTTAGCGGGCGACATTTTCGTCGATCCACTTGTTGTGCCAGTCCATGTATCTGGCGGCAGCGACGATGTTCGTGAACGAGACGGACACCCGGTAATCCCAGGTCTTGGGCTCGGGCCGGAACCAGATCACGATCCACCCCTTAATGGCGTGGGCCGGGTTGGGGTGAACAGAGGCGCGCATCGAGATCATCGGTACCTCGCGGGGTTACTACTTGTCGCGGATAAGCCCGTGGTCGCGTAGCGCATCTATAGCAGCGTCGCGCAAGTGCATATTGGTGTCGCCAGCGTCGAACGAGAGTGTTTGTAGGATGAGCTTGAGTTGCTCCTCGGTGCCGACAAACTCGCAGTCATCGTCGTCAATCGTTTCAAGGATCTCAAACTTGTCGGTGGCGACATATACAGCGATCGGCCGCTGCTTGGTTAGCTCAACTTCGAGGCGAATGCTGTCGTCGGTGCCGAGTGCGGCGACCAACGCCTTAGCGATCGCTTCTGGTTTCAAGCCGTTAAACAGCAGCATCAGGCTGGTTGGCAGGGCGTCGGCTGGGGCAGCCATGTGGCGTTACCTCGCGGGGTTACGTCCGGACGTGATGAGTGCGCGGCACCTCCCGCCACTCGCACCGGTACGTGATGAGATGGTTCGGCTGCATGCGCTGCATCATGGCAGCCAGCAGCTCGCATTGCTCGATAGGGTCGGGGCCGAACTCGGCGATGCCGGCCGCGGGCTCGCGCTCGAATGCTCCGGACACAGGGACCAGCGTGATGAAGTGGCCGGCAGCGTAGGTGACGATGAACAGCTTGATCATAGCCGCCACCCGAACATGCAGCGATCCAGGACGAACGCAATGCCGAAGCACACTATCAGCGTCAGGATGATCTCACCCATCGTTACCCTCCGTGGTAACCTTTCCGGCCTGCTTCGCCATCTGGCGCAGGCGCCGGGCTTGCGCGCGGGTGCCGTTGAGGCCGGCAGCAGCGTAGTTTGACGCCTTGGCGCCCTGCTTGAGCTTGCGCAGTAGCTTGGAGGGGCGGCGGCGGGATGGTCTAAACATGGTTACCCTCCGGGGTTACGGTTGATCCAGTGTGGCGACCCACGTCATAGAGTTGACGTTTCTGGCGTATTCGTCCGCATCGTCGAAGCTGTCGAAGGGTCCGACAAATGTGAAGCCATCATTCAGGTTGCCAATGACCAGGATGCATTTGTCGTAATGGTCCAATGGTCGGTCAGTGAGATCCTGTGTCATGTCGTGGCCTCGTGGTTGTGTGGTGAGTGCGCGGCTTTCGGGGAGTTGGCCTTCCAGGTTGTGGACACCCTCGGCTACTGGCCTAGCTGGGCGATCAGCACCCGTACCGGCCGCGCGTTACCTCATGGGGTTACCACGAGGCTCGATAATACACTTCCCTCGACACTTGCGGCTCGTCCACTTCGAGCCAAGCGATCGCCTTCTCCAGGGTAGCCACGTCCTCGGCAATCTCCTCGTCGGTCAGCTCACTGGCGCCGAAGAAAAAGCCCTCGGTATGTGGCAGCTTGCGGTTTTTCACCGCTTCGATCGTGGCCTTGAGCTGCTCGACTGACAGGTCGATGCGTTGGCATTCATCGACGCCGGCAGCGAACTGCTCGACGATGGCCTCGTGGTGTGAGGGTGTCGTGGTGAGTGCGCGGTGCGGGAGGCGAGGTGACGAGCCCCGCCTCCCTCCCGTTGCTAGGCTCGGTGGGCACCATAACCTAGCGAGGTAACCCGCTTTAGTTAGGCCGCAGCCAGCTCGCTCAGGCTCAGGCCCAGCTCGGCAGCCTGCGCCTTCAGGCTCTGGAGCTTGGACTCTTGCATCATCGCAGCGAGGCGCTCGCGCAGCAGCTCGAACGCCTTCATCGACTTCTCGTCAGTGTCGGCCGGGATGCCCTCGACTTCGCCCGTGATGAGCTTTTCGAGGCGTTCGGTCACCTTGGACAGCTCACCCTCCAGGGTCTTTTCCTTCGGGTCAGCCTTGCCGAGCTGGTTGCGCACGTCGTCGTCGGTGAGTGCGCTGTCGGGGTTGTCGATCTGGTAGCGGGCCATATCGACGATGCCAGCATAGAGCGGCTTCGGCTTCTGCTGCGCATCACGCATCCCCTTGTGGATGGTCACGGCGCGGACGCACGCATCGTAGAAGTCCACGCTGGGCAGCGAGGCGGCTTCACCCACTTTCCGCAGTTTCGACACGTTGGCCTTCTTGCCGTTCGGCGAATGAAACGCCGCCGGCTTGGCCTCGTTCTCGATGTAGTGGTTATAGATCCGATGGTAGTCGTCCTTGCCGTCGGCGTCTTTGTTCGTGGTGATCACGCCCTCGGACGATGCTTTGGCGACGCGGAGAGCGAGCCGCGGCAGCGCGTCTTGGCCAAGGGCAGACTGCTTGCCCAGCGCCGCCACGTCCTTGTAGAGCGACTTGATGCCGCCGGCGTTGTCGGTGTTGTCGTGCGCTCCCTGCGTGATCTCGTTCTGCACTTCGGTCTCGGCCTGCTGAGTGACGTCGTTCATGGTTACCTCACGGGTTGCTGTTGGAATTTCGCCTGAATGCGGGGCGCATCCAAGGTAATACTCATGCAACATAGCTTGTTGGCGTGGTGTTACCTCACGAGGTAACAGCTAAGTGCATGAAACAAAAGCCCGGCAGGGAGTCATCCTGCCGGGCTCTAAACAAGTTCAGATTTTCAGTCAGTCCCAGCTATCCCCTGGGCGGTAGCCATTAAGCATGGCGAGCTGGTTGAGATTATAGCCCATGACCATCGGGCTTGCGTCAGCTGTAGATCAGCACAAGGCGTAGGTGCCAGCGTGCGTCATGGTGCAATGGTTGCAGCGAAGGTGTGGCACGGTGAGTGCGCGGTGTCGGATGAATGCTGCTATGGCTGCTCACAAGCGTTTCATGTTACCCTCCAAGGTTACACATCGTAGTGGCTGGTCACCAAGCACACAGCACTTGGCACACCATCGGCCGCTGCAACATGCAGGATCTTACAGCTAGTCGCATAGCACCGGCCGGGGCAGCCTTCCACGCCCACGTCACGACGCCAACGCCGACCACGTATTGCCTGACGCAATCCAAGCCATGTCGGTGCGGACAGCACCACGACAGCGGACGGCGAACCCCAGCCGTCATGCTCGAACGGAATGCAATTTGTGTCAGACATGTCGTGGCCTCGTGGTTAAGCCTGACGTATCAGGCGTTCCAGGTCTGCGTTGGTCACCCGGCGCCCGTTCTTCACACGCAAGCGGCAGGCTGCGACGATGAGCTGATAGGCGGGCAGCCCCTCGACCTTGTTGGCGAGCTTCTGCCGGAATTTGATGGTGCGCTCGACAAGATCCACATCAGCCGCCTCGATCACGCGGCGGAGCTTGGATGCATTGGCGCGGAAGCTGGTCGGGTTGAGTGCGCGCGCCCGCTCTGTGGGCACGCCGAGATATGACGCATAGAGATCGTCCGCATCGTCGATGTTGATTTGCTTGTCGGCCGATGCTTTCGCCACCATGAGCGCGAGGCGCGGCAGCGGGTCAATGCGTTGGCGTTCTTCGATGCCTAGGTTCTTGGCGTCAGTGAAGATGTCGTTCCGTGGTGTCATGGTGTGATCCCTGTTCCCATCTCGCTGTCACTCGCCACGACCTTCGGTCGCGTCTGCGCTCCAGCTCGTGTTACCGTCGCAGGTAACATTCGTGTAACATAGGAACATTACTTGGGAATTACAACCGTATTATAATGGTCTGCGATGGTGCCACGGATCACGGCAGCGAGATTGTCCAGGAGCGCGCATTGCTGCTCAAATGTGCCGAGCGGCACGCCGTGGGCGCGCATCGCTTGCATTGTGCATTCGGCACCGTCACGCGAGGCGTCGGTGACATTCTCCGGAATTGAGATCATAGGCATACTCGATACTCGCACGCTGATGTTGCCGCATCATGAGTGCGCGTCGTTATGGATCATAACAAGTGACGCGAAGTTTCCAAATAATACCACTAAGGGCCCAAGAGCTAATGTACTATGGAGCCGGCTAATATACTATACGCGGACATTACATGTTCGTTTCAAAAAGTGTCTAAGTGCTTGATTGACAAGCGGATATTTGTTGCGCGAATGTTATATGTTAAATATGCTAAAAATGTTTTGGTGGTGTGGTCGGGTCTGAGCGCGCCCAACGTTACACGAGTATTACATTGAGGTTTTAGGTCGGGGTCTCTTTATTTAGTATAGTATTTATAGTTATATATAGAATATAAGAGTAGAACTATATGTAGAACAACGGGTTAGCTGCCGTTCTTCATACGCAAACTTAAATTCCGCCAAATTCCGGTTGTGCTGCCGCAGATCAATACAACCCGCACCACAACATCGCCACATTTAATATGCCCTTTATCGAGTAATATCAATGGCTTAGGCGCGGAGGTATTTTCCCACCCGTTACCTCCGATGGTTACATGGCGGGTTTGTTCTGCTTACGTTCTCACGTAGTTGCCCAAAAGCCACATACTCCCGCGACAGGCACACCATAAACGTGATCCTGCCGAGCTTGAGGAACCTCAAGCCACCAACACGGCGCCACGACACGTTGAACACGCTTTGCATGTCAGTATCCCCCGAACCATAGCTGCCACCAACACGGCGCCACGACACGTTGAACACGCTTTGCATGTCAGTATCCCCCGAACCATAGCTGCCACCACAGGCGAACAAGACGGGGCGCGCGACGATAGCGCGTGCGTGAGGGGCGACGATGAGTGCGCATGATTACCTCGCGCGGTTACGGGCTTCGATCTTCGCCCACTTCGAGATGTGCTGGCGCTTGAAGCCAACGGGCTTGCGATCCTCCGGCTTACGAAACGCCACGACCTTGGGCTCGACCACGACATATTCGATGTCGTAGTTCCCATCTTCATGCCAGATTGTTCTGGTGGTGTGGTTGCGTCCTGCGATCACGAGACCAGGACGCAAGGCGCCTTCGGTGCCGAGCTTCGCCTTAAGCGCGTTGCGCTTGGCTTTGTCCATGAGCTTCTTGCACCAACCATTACGAGACGATGCCATGATGTAACCTCAAAAGGTAACAGTGAGAGACGATTGAAAAGGAACAAACGCGCCCGGTCGATTGTGATAAGAGCACGACCGGGCGCAATGGGGAGTTTTCAGTTTCGCGGATCGGTATCCTTGCCCTGTCGCATTCCGCCCCGATTATTGTGGGTGCGGCGCCGGACTACTTTCCGTCCTAGGCCAAGCGTCACCGCTTGTTATGGCGCTTCCGTCTTGTTCTACGGTTGAGGCCGCCCATCCTTGCCCAGAGCCGCGCGCCTTCGGCGGACTACACCATGTAACCTTGGAAGGTAACATGCCCTGCGTGTCGGAACCCGCAGGCTGGCAAGAGATACCGTTCTCACATGGACAGGAAGCGTCACCATCCGTCCACCGGCTTGCGCGTTGTTTAAGTGTCGCGAGCACCTAGTCACTTTGTAGGTCCGCGGGCTAAGTGCTTGAGGCGCTTGGCATTTCCGCTTGCTACAGCATAGGTGCGCGGGAGGGTTACCGGGAGGGTAACTGGATCGGCCACCCCACCCCGCCGGCGGCTCTTGTTTGGGTGGTATGGAAATATACCTGACCTCAAAAACCTTTTGTTACTTCACCATTACATCACGAGGTTACCTTGCAAAGTAACGGCGACATTTTTATATAGCCCCCAACCGGAGTAGGGGCATGAACAAAAACACTGAAACGTACCGTCGTTGGGTGGCAAAGAACCCGAACTACAGAAAAGAGTGGTTTGCAAAAAACCCTGGTAAGGCTCGAGAGTATTACGAGCGCCACAAAGCGAAGCATAACGAGGCCCGGCAAAAGCGGCGCGCCGCAGATCCACATAACGCAGAGCGGAAGAGGCGAGAGTACCTATCCGCAAAGTATGGGATTACGCTCGAACAATATGCCGAGATGCTGCTGGCCCAGGACGGCCGGTGCGCTGGTTGCAAGACAGTCTTGTTGAAGCGCCGGCACATCGACCATTGTCACACCACCGGGCGGGTGCGGGGTATCCTATGTCACCACTGCAACGTGGCCCTCGGACATTGTCGTGATGACCCGGCGGTGTTGCAATCCCTTATCGAATACCTAAAAAACACCCTGTAATTTTCAGGTAATCCCCAACATGCCATTCCCAAAAAATTCTAGGCCCTAGAAAAACCCTTTGTTACTTCTATGTTACATTGGTGCGTTCGTCCCGTGATCGGAAATCCGATCACGGTCCTGCCACTCACCAATAGCTCACCACCACGAAACCACCGCATGAAAAAACCCCCGGCCTCCGACAAGCCCTTCAAGACCTGGCTCGACGGGGTACCGTGGATCGACATTGAGGACTTGGCGCCGGCGGAGCCGCGCACGCGCATCGAAGACGTGCCGCGGCCGCTTCAGCAAAAGCTCAGGGAGTGCTGGTTGCGTGGTGTGCCCGAGGCCGAGCTCGCGCGGATCTTCCAGCTGCCGATCGAGTGGATGCCGCTATTGATCGCAGACGACTCGAACCCCAACTAAGACTTGGGTGGCCGGGCTCGACCCCAGGGGATGCCGGATGATCAAAGCCGGCTGAGACGCAAAGCACCCGGCTCTTGCCGAGCCACCCTTCCCAACTTATCTCACCATCACGCGGGGCAAGCGCCCGGGCTCGATGTTTTGCCCTTGAACGGCACTCCTCTTGCCGAGGCGACCCCGCGAACCTATCTCACCATCACGAGCGATCCGGGCGCGGCCGGGAGAAATGCCTTAGTAAAGTACCCACGTAACGTCTAAGCCGAGATCTCGTACCGGGCCATAACCCGGCGATAACGCAAAGCCCGCCCGTGGAGACAAACACACCGGCGGGCTTTGTCGTGTCATCCTCACGTAACGCTATCTGAACAACTCCAACACACGTTTCCGTTGACCCTGAGTCGGCCAAACACCAGTTTCACTGGTGCCCATTGGACCGGGCGAAGCCCACCGGGTGCCATTTCCAGCTCCCCAGCCCGCAAGGGCACCCGGTGGGAACAAACAACGGACCTGCGTATGGACCTGAACCCCGCCCCCGAAATCCGCAAAGCCCTCGGTGTCATCACGGATGCCGAGCTCGCTGTGGCGCTCGAAGTCGAGACGTCGACGCTCGCTACATGGCGGAGCGAGGGGCGGGGGCCTTCTTTCACCAAGTTCGGTAAGAAGGTGTTCTATTTCGTCGACGACGTGCAGCTGTATTTGCACAACAGGCGCGTGGACCAAGAGCCGCAAGTCGCCGAGCAGAACGAGGTTACCGCACGCGGTAACGTGACGGGGCTCTAAGCGCCATGCCCGGGCCGATACCAGACCACGAGATCGAGCGGGTGGCGCACAGGATCTGCGAGGAGCTCGGAATAAGTCCGACGGAGTTTATATCTGCTCGCCGCGGTGACACGATGACCCGGGTCGAGGAGCGCTACCACAGCTACGTGCCAATCCATGCAGAGGGGCATCAGCTGCCGGCGTATCTTGACCAGTGGGGCAACAAGGTGGTGCCACCACTACTGCAAGTAGCCTCGATCGCCGCCTACCCGATGAACGAGCCAGTCAACGTGCAGCGTTGGCAGACATTCCGCCGGGACGCTGAGGCGGCGATCGCGGGGTGGCGGGCCGTCCACCATTACATGCTGCTCGAGACGTGATCGGTTGGGCTGTGAGTGCAAGCACGAAACGGGAGACGGCCTTGGTTGACATGGCACTCGATGAAGCGCGCCGGCAGGACGAGCAGGACAAGAAGTCAGGGAAGCGGCGCCGGCGTGAGCCGAGACCGGTCTATGTGACCGGGGTGTTTCCGCGGCACGGATACCTTGTTGTGCATGACGGTGACCCCGCCCAGTGCAGGGTCGTGATGTTCGCCACGCTGTTCTCCGCCGACGGTGAGGAGACGACAGACCTGAGCCTGGCCGTGGCGGCGACCGCGCAGCTCGCCAAGCACTTTTATGTCACTATCGTCTTCGATGAAGTGGCGGAGCAGGTGCTCCACTAAGTTACCCTGTGAGGTTACAATGTCTGATCTGAAAAGCACGGCAGACAAAGCCGCCAAGTCCCTGCTCCGGGCGGCAGCGGCCCACTCGCGCTGGTCAAAGTATGACAGCCAGCAATTAACGAGAGCGGTCAACGCGCTCGAACGCCTAGCCGGCACTCGCAAGCGGGCGAAAAAACCCGGGGCAAAAGTCGCAGAGTGGAAGAAGACCAGGGAGATGTGCTCGTGAGCGCCCGCAAAAAACTCCCCAGCCGCCGGCCGCTCGAGACGTTCCGCTTCGAGCATGCGGGGATGAAATACCTCATGTCGGTTGGCTTCGAGATCGACCACGAGGCCAAGAAGCTGGTGCCGAAGGAGCTGTTCCTGAACTCGGCGCAGCTCCTGGGCAGCGCCACCGACATCAATGCGTGCGACGCCGCGGTCGCCGTGTCGATCGCGCTCCAGCATGGCGTGCCGCTCGATGACCTGCGCACCGCCATGAAGCGGAACGCTGACGGGTCGCCACAGGGGTTCGTCGGCGCCGCGCTCGACCACCTAGCGCACACCGAGTGGCCGAGCTGGGAGTAACTAGTGAACATGCGCACCATGAAGCACCCGGCAATCGTGCAGATCCTGTGGCTCGACTCGAACCAGCCGATCGGGAAATGGCAGTGGCTCGAGGACATCAACCCCCAGAACAGCGTCACCTGTGTGAGCGTCGGCTTCCTGCTTCAGGACACGCCCGAGGTGAAAGTGATCGCGCTGAGCCTCGGGTCGAACAACGGCAAGGAGGCCGACCAGGCTGCCGGCGTGCAGACGATCCCGAGCGCCGCGGTGCTGGACATAAAAGTGCTGCGTGGGCCGCGATAAACGCACATCAGCGGCGGTTGCAGGCACGGGCCAAAGAGCAACAAGATCAGGAACGCTTGCGGCAATTGTTGAATGGTGCCCTACGGGATGTGCGGGCAGGGAGTGCAATCATAGTACGTCAAGGGGATTACATCGCGCGCCTACCCCGGAAGCGTCGAGCTGAAATTGTCTATAGCTTGATCAAGCTTGGTACTGAGCGCGTGCGCAACGCCCCGCCGGTATTTGATGAGCCGATCTCAATGGCGGATACGCTCCGGTACTTGGGACGGCCGGAGCTCGACGCTATCGACGCCTGCTTGAAGCCTGAAGGCATCCGTCCCGGTGAAGACGCGCTGAGCGCGATCACGCTGTTCTTGTTCCAGAACCCGATCGAAGAGAGTCAACCAGGAGGCCATGATGGCTAAAAACGCGAAGCAGGTGACGAAGACGGCTGCCGTGACGATCACGGCACACGGCGAGCCGATCGCTGTGTTCACGACCGATCTGAAAACTCGGATCGAGCTGCACCCCGGCGAGACGGCGACGATCGAGTCGAGCACCCTCACCATTGAGCCGGCGCAAACGCTGTGGCGGGGAGCCGAGTGATGACTGTGTCAAATTACACACAGACGTTCGACGTGATCGCAGAGCTGTCTGCCACCGTCATTGAGCAGAAGGCGTGGCGGGCAACGCGCATCGTCAGCGACAAGCTGAAGATCACGGTAGCGCAGCGGATGTTCCGCTATAATGGTCGGAACAAGGTGCGCGGCAAAGAAAACTTCGCCGAGCTCGTTGTCACCGTCGGCCGCCTGAATTACCGGGAGCGCCAGATCGTGAAGCGCGCCCGGGCCCGCAAGGAGCCGATCGGGGGCACCTATGTGCAATTCCCGCCGGACAAGAACTGGCGCAGGAAGAAGCGCAAGTAACCTTACAAGGTAACTATGTCCACGACGCGGCGGTGACTCTCGGGCCCCGCCGCGTTTTCTTTTGCATGAGCACCTTGGCGACCATCTCGTTCATGCCCCCGCGCGCGGCTAGGCACAGATACTGGAGCGCGTCGTTGCCGTGGGAATACTCGTTCTTGTCTGGCAGGGGCTTGCGCTGGCCGGCTTTGGTCTTCCCGTAGCGGTAGCCGCCATTCATCCCGCGGATCGTGATCGGGCACCGCTCCTGGTCAAAGAGGATGGCGCCGCCGCCGTCGCGCTGCTGGAGCAGCCACGCTTCGACCGCCCGGATGCGTGGATCCAGATCATTGGTCGGGGCGGGGAAAGCCGCGAAGCCCTTCCGCTTCAGAAGGTCAAAGCTTGTCTCCTCGTAGAGGTTGTTCTTTGAGGTGCCCGACGGGTCGCCGATCATGACGATCGGCAGGCCGAGATACCGCTCCTGCATCAGAACGGGCTTGAGCGACTTGTCGATGTGCGCCTCGAGCCCGATGTCCTCCGCCGGCACCTCCTCGAGCACAATCAGGCGGCCCTTGGGGTCGACCTGCCCGATGATGCTCCACGGGTCGCGGCCGAAGTCCTGCCCGATGATCAGCGGCGTGGCGAAGGCCGGGGTGAGGCTCGGAGCGACGTGGAAACTCAGCTTGAAGCTCTCGCGGAAGACTGCGCTGCCGGAGGGGTCATCGCCGTATTGCGCATGGACGTAGCGCTTCACCCACGCCGGCGGCTGCTTGACCAGGCGCTCGTAATATTTGCGCCCCTGCGCGCGGCGCATCGGATCGCCGAGCGGCAGCTTGAGCGTCTCGGGCGTCTGGGTCAGCCAGTCGAGGTTCTCGGCATTTTCCTCAAGGCCACCGGGCTGCACATAGACGTCCCACTCGCTGGCGGGGTCCGTCATCGCCTTGTGCCAGTCAGAGCCTTCTGAGGGCATGTTCGTGTCGGCGATGATGCCATGCCACGTCGCGCCGCCGAGGTTGGCGCCGGGGTAGCGGCCGCAGCGTCCGGACAGTGGCGCGACGATGCCATAGTCCATCTCGATCGCTTCCGACATCCAGGCGCCGGTGAGCTGCATCGACAGCAGGCGCCGCTGGTCTTCAGCGTCCTCGAGCGGGATCAGGATCCACTCGGTCACCACGTCACCGGCGCGGATATAGATCGTGTTGTCGGAGACCTTGTAGGCGGCGAGCCCCTCGAGCCACTGCACAATGTCTTTGAGGACGGTGTCCTTGAGCTGCTTCAGCGTCTGGCGGACGATCGCGAAGCGGGTGTATCGGAAGCCATCGGGCGCCGGCGCTTGTTCGCATGCGCGCCGGAAGATCTCGAAAATGCAGGCCGTGGTCTTTCCGGATCCAACCGGGCCGGCGATGAGCCGGGCGAACGCATCAGAGCGCATGAACTCCGCGCATGTCGGCGGAGCCGTGTAGACGATGTCAGGCATGAAGCCCCCAGTTAAGTCGGGACCGCGTCGATAACCGGGGGCGCGGTTACCTGCGGGGTTACGTCCTTCTCGATCTTGATCTGCTTGTTGTCGCCAAGGTTGATGGTCACGGTGAAGCGGCTGCTGCCGTCGCCATCGGATTGGAAGTTGCCGGCCTTGACGAGCTGTCCGAGATCGCGCGCGAGCTTCATTGCCTCGATGCGGGAGCTCAAGGGCTCCTTCACATTGTGGATCTGGGCAAACAGCTCCGGAAGCGACTCTTCGATCATCACCTGGGACTTGAGCTTGATGCGCTCCGCGGTGTTGTGAGCGCCGCCCCAGGCTTCGATTTCGGCTTCAAGCGTGGAGGTGAAACGTGGGTTTTCTTTGAGACGCTCGAAGTCGGCGTGACTGATTTCGTGGCGCGCCAGGATTTGATCGAGCGGATGCACGCCGATCGCAATCTCGCGCGCGACCTGCATGAGCTTGGTGTTGTGGAGGGGCTGTAATGTTGATGCAACCTCAGCCATGTAACACTCGTGAAACATACTCAACAGTTGTGTTCCTGAATGAATATTGCTATGCGTCGCCATTGTCCAGCGTAAGTTACCCCGAAAGGTAACCTTGATGCAGTTGCAAAGTGGCGGGCTGCTGCGTGTTGTTTCTCCGGGCGCACTGGAAAAACACATCACCGAACAAGACAAGTTGAAAGCGGAAGCGCAGGACGCTGCGCGCGACGCTTTCAATGTTGTTGCGATGACGAACCTTGCAGGGTTCATCCGTCGCCAGTTTGATATGATGCGCAACCACCGCAACGATGCGGTAGCTGGTTGGTCCGAGCGCTTGCTCGCGGCTCAGCGCGCGTTCAACGGCGAATACGACCCCCAGAAGCTGGCTGAAATTCGCAAGTTCGGCGGCTCGGAAGTGTACGCCCGCATCGTCGCAATGAAGTGCCGCGGCGCGTCGTCGCTGCTTCGCGATATTTATTTGGCGCCTGACCGCGCGTGGGGGATCGAGCCCGCAGCCGACCCGGACGTGCCACCGGAGATCATCGACTCGATCCGCCAGCTTGTGCAGGCTGAAGTCCAGGGGATGGCGGCCGCCGGCGCGCGGATCGACTCCACCATGGTGCGCGATCGTGCTGAACAGCTCATGCTGGCCGCGCGCGATGCCGCGAAAAAGCGCGCAGCGCGACAAGCTGAACTCACGCGGGACCGCATCGACGAGATCCTTGAGGAGGGCGGCTATTACAAGGCGATCGCCGAGTTTTTGGTCGACCTGCCTCTGTTCCCGTTCGCCTGCATCAAAGGGCCGATCGTCCGCATTGTCCCGAGCGTGACCTATACGGGCGGCCGGGCGCAGGTGTCGCAGACGCCCAAGATGTTCTGGTCCCGGGTGTCACCGTTCGACCTCTACTGGACGCCGGGCGTCAGCGACATTGAGGACGCGGCGATCATCGAGCGCACCCGCTACACGCGCGCGGACTTGAATGACCTGCTCGACCTGCCGGGCTATAACCACGAGGCCGTGCGCGCCGTCCTGATGGAGCACGGCTCCGGCGGACTGGCTGACAACTGGGACTCGGTCGACGCCGAGCGCGCCGCGGGCGAGAACCGGGAGAACCCGGTCTTCAATCGTTCAGGCCTCATCTCGTGCCTCGAGTACCATGGCAACATCCAAGGCCTGATGCTGCTCCAGCAGGGCATGGACCCCAAGCTCATCGCCGACCCGCTGCGCGACTATATGGTCCAGGCGTGGCTGATCGGCCGGCACATCATCAAGGTCCAGATGTCGCCGAGCCCGCGCAAGCGGCACCCGTATTTCATCACGTCGTTCGAGAAGGTGCCCGGCACGCCGGTGGGTCACGGCCTACCCGATATTCTCGCGGACGTGGCAGAGGTGTGCAACGCGACGCTGCGGACCCTCGTCAACAACATGTCGATCGCATCGGGCCCGCAGGTGGTGGTCAACGATGACCGCCTCGCCGCGGACGAAGACGGCGAGGACATGTATCCGTGGAAGCGGTGGCACGTCACATCCGACCCGATGGGCAACAACCAGCAGGTGCCGATCAGCTTCTTCATGCCGCAGTCGAACGCTCAGGAGCTGCTGGCCGTCTATCAGAAGTTCAACGACATCGCCGATGACCTGAGCGCAATCCCGCGCTTCATGGCCGGGCAAGGAGCGAGCGGGGGCGCCGGCCGCACTGCGTCGGGGCTGGCCATGCTCATGGGCAACGCTTCGAAGATCCTCCAGACCGTGGCGGCCAATATCGACCGCGACGTGTTCGGGCCGTCACTCACCGGGCTGTTTGATTTCCTGATGCTCACCGATGAAACCGGGCTCCTCACAGGGCAGGAGTCAGTGCGCGTCATGGGCGTCAACGTCGCGGTCCAGCGCGAAACCCAGCGCGCCCGACAGCTTGAGTTCTTGCAGATCACGGCGAACCCGATGGACGCGGCGATCCTGGGACCGAAGGGTCGCGCCGCCGTGCTGCGTGAGATCTCGCAGACGATCGGCATTGACAAAGAGCTCATCCCGGACGACGAGACGGCGATGCAGAACTTCCAGGCGGAGCACATGCGCCAGCTCGGTGCCGAAGGGCAGGGCGGGATGCAGGGCGGCGGTGTCACTGGCGACATGGGTCCGCGGACCAACATCGCCGGCGGATCGTTTGGGTAACCTTACAGGGTAACGGAGGCCGTGATGGCAAAAGACAAGTTGCTTTCGAGCAAGAGCGTAACGTTTGTGAAGGCGGGCGGCAAAGCCATGGTCGGCAAGCAGTCAGCCGGGCCGGTGAAGCCGGGCCACACCATGGGCCAGCAGGGCGGTGGCGGCAAGTTCGCCAAGGCGGGCGGCAAGGCCATGGTCGGCAAGCAATCTGCAAAGCCGGCGAAAAGTTGCTGAGCTGGGGACGAGCGATGAAGATCCGGGCGCCGAAGAAGGTCAGCACGACGGTCCCAAAGCCAAGAGCTTCGGGCCTGAGCTTGTTCGTCAAGCCTTCGGCGCCCGCGCGCGCAACCAAGCGCACCTATACCAAAGAGGCAGCCAGGTCCGACCCGAGTGAGTTCACCTCGTTCGGCTTCGGAAACACGGGTGTCCCGCGGGGCGGATGGGGGAAGTGATGGAAGGGCATGACGTGAAGCAACGCTTCGCGATCGCGGCCGCCGGCCTCCGCCACGCAGCTCCGATCGAATGGAGAGAATTTCTGACCGCCGTGGAAGCCCTCGCCGGTTTGAAAGCAACTGAGTGTGTGCAAGCCCCACCTACGGCGCTTCCAACCGCTCAAGGGCGAGCCCAGCAAGCTGCTGAGTTCACCACCATGCTGAAGGATGCGGAGACAACCGCCGCCCGCATCTTGCAAAGGCGGACTTGAACCAACCACGGAGACTATCATGAGTCACTTTCGTACCGGTGCTGAGCCCGCGAGCGAGGGCGAAGCCATCCAGATCCTCGAGCAGCGTAAGCTGACCGAGAGCTCGCACGCCGCGGATGCAACCCTTACCGTTGACCAGTTCATCGACGGGCTTGTCACCCTCGGCGCCGTCGGTGCTGGCGTTGCACTGACCACGCCGACGGCGGCACAGATCGTTGCAGCTCTCCCGGGTGCTATGGTCGGCATGTCGTTCGACTTCATCGCGGTGAACGCCGACAACGACCAGGTGCTCACCATTACGCCTGGCTCCGGGGTCACCGGCGTCGGCACGCTGACGGTTGCGGCTGGCAAAAACCGCCAGTTCAAGGGTGTCATCACCAACGTCGGCACCCCGGCGGTGAAGCTGCTCGGCCTCGCGGCCCTGGCCTAACTTGATCACTGACTAAGCCCGGCGGGGGTAACCTCGCCGGGTAACCAACACCCAAGCAGCGCCAGCCCCACGATCAACCCACAGCCCGTGCCGCTCACCCATCCTGGCTTGAGCCGCCCGCGCAGGAGAGAACGTGATGTCTGAAACCCTGACGAAGTCCAACCAAGTGGACCCCAATGTGAAGGTTCCGGCCGCTGTTAAAGCCGCCGCCGCCCGCGCTGCCGCCGCTCACCAGAAGCAATACAACTCGCAACCGGACGGTGACCCCGCTTTGGCGGCCACTCCCGGCACACCAGCTGAAGGGGCTGATGCGACCATCACTATCGCCGACCCCGCGCCGGCACAGCCGCCCGCACCGGAAGCGACCCCGGCCGCGCCGACTCCCGCGCCCAGCGCTCCCCAAACCCCGCCGGCTGCACAAGCCGCCGATGCACCCGTAAACTGGGAGCACAAGTTCAATTCGATGCAGGGTCGCTACAACAAGGCGACCGAGCAGATCGCTCAGATGAGTGAGACCATCACCAACCTGCAAAACCTCATTTCTACGCTCCAGACAGCGCCGGCGCCAAAGCCCCGCAACCCGGATACGGATGCGCGCTCGATGCTTACGCCGCAGGAACGCGAAGAGTTCGGCGACGAGTTCTTGAGCGTTGTTGAGAAGCAGGCGCGCAGCACCATCCTGCCGGAAATCGACCAGCGTATCGCGTCGCTCGAACAGCTCGTTCAGGGCGCGAATGCGGTTGCGACAAAGACCGCAAAAGAAAAAATGTTCGATGACCTGACGAAAGATGTACCAAACTGGAAGGAGATCAACTTTAAGCCAGAATTTCTTAATTGGCTAAAGTTGCCAGATCCTTACAGCGGTGCTATCAGGCATCAGTTGTTGAACGAAGCGTTCGAGCAGAACCAAACTCCTCGGGTGCTTGCGTTCTTCAAAGGCTTCCTCGCTGAAGAGGCTGCCTTGGACCCCGCGGTCGCGGACCCGAGACCGGCACCGGCGCCAACCGCCCCGGCAGCTGATCCAAAAGTCCCGCTGGAAACATTCGCGGCACCAGGCAGAGCCAGAACCACGGCGGCACCAGCCCCCGTTGGTGAGAAGCCCATCATCCGCGCCTCCGACATCACTGCGTTCTACGTCGCCGTTTCCGCGGGCAAATACCGTGGGCGCGACGCAGATAAGATCAAAATCGAGAAGATGATCTTTGACGCACAGGCCGAGGGGCGCATTCAGCCGTGAGTTACCCTGCGAGGTAACCACGCCATCCTCTTCTAGTGTGGGGCTAAAACCATGACTTTCCCGTTGGCAGGTGCTGCCACGACCCCGCCGATTTACCCGGCTGGGTCAGTCAATAACGGCCTTGCGGCCGCCGGTTTCATTCCGGAAATCTGGTCCGGCAAGCTGATCGAGAAGTTCTACGACTCGACCGTGCTTGGCGCGATCGCCAACACCGACTACGAAGGCGAGATCAAGAACGCCGGCGACAAGGTCAAGATCCGGACCAAGCCGACGATCACGATCCGGCCGTATCGTGCGGACGGTGACCTCGAGATCGAGCGGCCCCGCGGCAACGTCGTCGAGCTGCTGATCGACCAGGGTGAATACTTCAACACCATCCTGGACGACGTCATGCGGGTGCAGTCCGACCTGGACAATCTGTCCATGTGGTCGGAAGACGCCGGCGAGCAGATGAAGATCGTCATCGACACCAACGTGCTCCTGGGCATTTTGGGTCAGGCGGCTTCGACGAACCGCGGTGCTACTGCGGGCCGCATCTCGCAGGACATCAACCTGGGTGTGACCGGAACGCCGCTGGCACTCGTTTCCTCCAACCCTGGGGCTGGTGAAATCGAGATCATCGACGCCATCCTGCGCCTCGGCCAGGTTCTCGACGAAAACAACATCCCGGAGTCGGGCCGTTGGATCGTCATGCCGGCGTGGGCGTCGACGATGATCAAGAAGTCGGAGCTGCGTCAGGCTTACCTGTCTGGCGACTCGGTCTCGATGCTGCGTAACGGCCGCGTCGGTATGATCGACCGGTTCACCCTGTATGTCTCGAACCTCCTGCCGTCCGGCACCGCTGCCGGTCTCGCGGCCGGCGAGTTCGTGATCTACGCGGGCCACCAGCATGGACTGACCTTCGCGTCGCAGGTGTCGACCGTCGAAACGCTCAAGTCCGAGCGCACCTTCGGCCAGCTCCTGCGTGGTCTCCAGGTCTATGGCTACAAGGTGCTCGACGGCACTGCCATCGCGCAGGCCATCGTCGCCAAGGCCTAAGCGTTACCCGACGAGGTAACAAGGGGCCCCGGTAAGCCGGGGCTCCCATCTCCTTGGGGGCACTGATGGCGGCTCTGGATACCGTAGCAGACTACATTCACCAGGCGCGGGTGCTGCTCCAGGATACGGTCGAGACGTACCGCTACTCGGATGCCGAGATCCTCGCCGCGTTGAATTTCGGTCTGACAGAAGCGCGCCGGCTGCGGCCCGACATGTTTATCGGTCGGCTAGACGCTGTCCCGTTCTACACCGACGACGCCGACGCGGTGGACTTCGACGTCCAGTACCGGATGGCGCTGCTCTATTACATCATCGGTAACGTCCAGCTCAGGGACGACGAGGACACGACCGACGCGCGCGCCGCGGCGCTACTGACGAAGTTTGTGGCTCAGCTCACCCAGTCGAATGCATAGGAGGGGGTAGATGGCTAACGCTGACATGACCCGCCTCATCACCGACGTCACCATTCGCCTGCCGGGTGCGCTGGAGAAAGCCATCAAGCAGGAAATGTTCTCGATGATGTCTGAGTTCTTCAAGGACTCAAACTGCTGGCGCGAGGACATTTCGTTTCGAACCGTTTCCGGGCAGACCACATACCATCTGGTCCCATCCGGGCAGTACACGATCAACCGCCTCATGTGGGTGGTCCAGACCGGCACCGAATACACAGTCAAGGCGACGATGGGCGAGCCCGGGGAGGTTGTCCTCGGGTACACACCGAACAAAGTGGAAAGTCTCACGGCGCATGTGGCGCTGACGGTGAACGATCCGACGACGCGCGAGGGCAACCCGCAGCTGCCGGACTGGATACTCGAGAAATACCATACCGACTTCTTCGACGGGCTGGTCGGTCGGCTGCACTCCCAGCCGGCAAAGCCATACTCAAACGAGCGGATGGCGATCTACCATCTGCGGCGGTTCCGATCGGCGATTTCGCGCGCCAAGACCGAGGCGAACCGGAAGAACCTCTACAGCGCGCAAGCGTGGAAATTCCCGCAGGGGTTCGCCACTGGGCGACGATAGGAGACTGATATGAGCGTTGTTTACAACAACACCGTGAAGGATGCCCGACTCCAGGTGGTCGCTGATGCGATCGACGCCGGTGCAGGTGCTGGGGTGCTGGTCATTGGCACGAGCGCGCTGAGTGGCGCGACCGGTGTGCTGGCGGAGATCCCGCTGGATGACCCGTGCGGTGTCGTGTCCGGGCAAGTCCTCACGCTATCTGGCACCCCGTTGTCCGCGACAGCATCGGGCACTGGCACGGCTGCAAAAGCCGAGCTGCGCGACAGCGACGACAATGTCATCGTCAGCGGACTGACCGTGGGCACCAGCGGCACTGACATCGTCGTCAACTCGACTTCGATCACGACGGGGCAGACAGTACAGATCACGGCCGGCACGATCACGCACGGGTAACCTCACAAGGTAACGTCGCACAGGGTGTAAGAGGGTGGGCTTCTATATCGGAGGCTTTTGGTCTGGGGGCTTCCAGACCACGAACGAGGCGGCTCTGGCGGCTTCTGAAGCCGCGGACACTGCGTCGATCGCGCTCGACATCACCCACGACCTGGCGCTCGCGGCATCTGAAGCACCTGACGTTGTTGCGATCTCGGTTGAGAGCGACACGGCGGCGGGCGTCCTTGCCGTTACCGAAGCTCCGGACATTGCAGCCATTGCCGGCGGGATTACCGGGTCGGCGGCGCTTGCGGCCACTGAGGCGCTGGATACGGCCGCCATTACGGCCACCGTAGCCCACGACGCGGCGCTTGCGGCCACCGAGGCGCCAGACACAGCGGCAGCTGCCGGCGTCGTCGCCCACCTGTTCGAATTGGGTGCATCAGAAGCACCGGACAGCTTAGCCGTTACAGGCGAAGTGATCACGTCTGGCGCTCTGGCGGCCACCGAGGCGCCGGACACTGCGTTCTTTACGCAAGACATCATTGTGTTCGGCCAGCTGGCGGTGTCCGAGGCGCCCGACAGCATTGCTGTTGGCGTCGTAGCAACACACGACATGGCGTTGCAGGCGTCGGAAGCGCCGGACACCGCGGCCATGGCCAGCCTGGTGTCGAGCTTCTGGCTCGGCGACGCGGAAGTCATGGCGGTACCGCAAGAGGTGCGGACAATGCGACTGCAAGCTGAGCTGACGATGATCGTACCCGCTGAGGCCCGCACCATGTTCGTGCCGGCCGGCAGCGAAATGGAAGCTGAAGCCCGTCGGAGGGCAGCATGAACCTTGGCAAATTCACAAAGTCGCCTGACGAGCGGAAACGCTATGTGATCGAGTACGAGGACTGGCTCGACGCCGGGGAGCAACTCTCGGACGCTACGTTCACGGTTTCTCCGACAGGGGCGCTTGAGATCGACGCGTATCTCATCAACGAGGATGGGTTGTCTCTCGCGTTTTTCGCGGCTGGAGGAAACGACGGCGAAACGTACGAGGTGCTAGTGCAGGTTTCGACGACCGGCGGCCAGATCAAAGAGAACACCGTCCTGTTTGTCGTCCGTGAGTTGTGAGGGGGTAGGCCGTGACGGTGGAAATCAAGCACAAGTTTCAGTCACCAAAGGTCGACGCTCTCGACACGACCGAGGTGCGCCCATCGAACTGGAACGACAACCACGATATCTCGATGGCGAGCGACACGGTTCTGGGCCGGGCCAGTGCTGGTGACGGCGCCGCCGAGGAGATCCCATTCAAGGCGCTTGCCCGCTCGCTTGCGGATGCTGACAGCATTGCGGAGTTCGCCGCGGTGCTCGGCATCCCAATCCCGCGCACGGGGGACGTGCAGATCTCGTTGAGGAACGACGCCCTGCCGGGCTGGGTGCCCATGAATGATGGCACGATCGGTAGCGCTTCATCCGGCGCCACGACTCGCGCCAACGCCGACTGCCAACCCCTTTACACCTGGATCTGGGAGAATATCGACAATGCCTATGCACCCGTGACCGGGGGCAAGGGGGTGAGCGCCGCGGCCGACTGGGCAGCCAACAAGCCCCTGAAGCTGTTGAAGACGCTCGGCCATGTCCTCGGTTTTGCCGGGGCCGGAGCCGGCCTCACATCTCGAGCGCTGGGGCAAACCGCCGGCGCAGAAAAGCAAAACCTGACAGAAGCCCAATTGCCGCAGCTGACCCTAACCGGGGTGCAAACCAAGGACAGCGTTGTCAAGACTGCGACCATCTCGCTAAACCAGCAAGAGGTCGCGGCGGGGCCCAATACCAACCGTGTCACCAACGTGACGTTGAACAAGACCGAAGGGAAAGTTGGAATGGAGGGCACGTTGGGTGGCTCGAGCGCTGACCTCAGCATCGTGCAGCCCACCGTATTCATGCGGGCGTACATCAAACTGTAAGTTACCTTGAAAAGTAACTGTGGCGGAAAATTATGACCCTCGAGATCAAGCACCAGAAAGTTTCAGCCGAGGCGGATGGACCAGACGCAGATCTGGTGCAGCCGTCCGACTGGAATGAGCTGCACACCATCTCGATGGCCACCCAGCGGCTGATCGGGCGTCAGGCGTCCGGTGCCGGCGCCGCGGAAGAAATTGCGCCGACAGACACTGTCACCATTTCGTGGGATTGGGGCACAGCCGGCCAGCTCAAGGCGAATGTTATCGACGCCAGCATCACGGATGCGAAGCTGAGAAACAGCGCCGCCCTGTCAGTCATTGGGCGGTCTGCAAACTCTTCCGGCGCGCCGGCAGACATCGCGGCCGCATCGGACGGTCATGTCCTTCGGCGTAGCGGCACGGCGTTGAGCTTTGGAACGCTTGTGACGGCGTCCTATGGGGATGGCACTGTCAGCTACGCCAAGATCGTCACTACGGACATCGCGACCGATGCGAATGTCCGCGCTGCTGCTGCAAGCAAGCTGCTTCCCGCCGCCGCCATTGAGACAGCTTCAGCCCTTGTGACTTTGACGGAGACCGCTGGCGCGGTTGCGGTCGACTGGGATGCGTTCATTGCAGGCGAGGTTACCGTCGATCAGACGACAACCATCAGCAACCCGACCAATGGTCAGCCCGGTACGTTCCGGACGATTACCGTGAAGGGTAACGACGCAACCGATCGCAGCATCTTGTTCGGGACCAATTTTGAAGGTGACCTGCCAAGCATCACCGATTGCGACTCGACGACCTGGTACGACCTCTACATCCGCTGCATCACGACGTCGCACTTCACCGTGGTCGCACATAAGAGCAACAAGCCATGATCATCGTCAGAGAGCATGAGGGCACGATTGCCCGCGTGGACGGCAACCCGGTCATTGTGAGCGTGGGCGGCCAGCGTAAGGCACCGCTCCAGACAATCCTCGCGCCGAATTGGACCGAGTACGATCGCGCGGCGTTCGGCATCTACATCGCCGAGCCGTTCGTTGCACCGGAAGGGCAGGTGGCTACCGGACCCGAGTATTTCGTCCGTGACGGCGTTGTCGTCTGGCAGATGTTCGACGTGATGGACCAGCCGCCCCCGAGCGCGGAAATGATCAACGCAGAGCGGGACCGGCGGGTGGAGTCGGGGTTCTATTTCAATGACGTGCTGTTCCAGTCACGCGTTGAAGATCAGAAGCGGATCAATGGCGCCGGGACGCTCGCGGCGATTGCCGTCATGAATGGCGCACAGCCGGGTGAATTCCGCTGGCACGGTGGGGATAACGACTTCGCGTGGATCTCCGCCGACAACCAGCTGGTGCTTATGGATGCATTCAACGTCATCGAGTTTGGGCAGGCCGCGGCGCGCTGGGAGTCCGCGCACGTCTTTGCTGCGCGTCTTCTGAAAGACATGGCCGAGCCTCCGCAAGACTACACCAACGATCAGTATTGGCCCAAACATGGTTGACCTGGCACTCCCGGAACTGTGGCTACCGCCAAAGCCGGCAATCATCAGGCCAGCTCGCGATATCGTGCCAGCGTCTTTCCTGCCGGGGATGTTTCCGGGGGTCGCGTCGTCGATAGTCCCTGTCGAGGTCAACTACACTGACACCGCGTTTAGGACTGGCGATGGCACTTGGGACGCTGGGACACGGAGCTTCGGATCCGGGGTAAGTGCCACCAAGCGCGTGATCGTTGCCGCGTTCTCAGTGGGTAACTCAGGAGCGGTTGCGAGTGTCTCAATTGGGGGCGGTGCTGCTACCCTTTTGGTTGGGTCACTCGTTTCAAATGCTGTCACCCTTTGGGGGGTGACGCTAAACGCAACGTCGGGTAACGTTACTGTGACCAGGTCGGGCACAATCAACCGTGTCGGCATCATCGTCTGGGAGGTTTTGTATTCAGCGAGCCTGACACCGCACCATACGGATGATGACCTCAATACCTCGACGGCGTCGCTGAGCCTGTCGCTGAATATCCCATCAAAGGGCGCTGCGCTTGCCGGCTTCCGGGGAAACAGCGCCTCGAATACGATTTCCTTGTCAGCTGGGCTTACGGCTAGAGTCACACAGAACACCTTCGACAACGCGAACAACGCCTATACTGGTGGTAACGACGGCAACATGAGCGCCCAGACCGGTAGGACCATCACCGCAACACTGAGCCCGAGCGGCAATATTGGTGGCGCGGCGGCAAGCTGGGCGCCAGTGTCTTAACGCAAGCTCCGACTGAAAATAAAAATCCAAATGAAACGACGGTGAAACGCTGGCGGAGTAACCCAGCGATGTTACCCGACAAGGTAACCACTGGTGGTTCATCATGACGCTATCGCCCGAACCGGAATGGATGGCCGAAGCGCGCTCGTATATTGGCGAGCGTGAGATCAAAGGACGTCAGCACAACCCCTTGATCCTCCGCTGGTGGACGCTGATCCATGCTGGCTTTTCCGACGATGAGACGCCCTGGTGCGCGGCGTTCGTTGGCGGCATCCTCGAAAACCACGGCATCAAGTCATCCCGCTCCGCGGCGGCGCGCTCCTACCTGACATGGGGGCGGGTGCTCGACCGACCCATTCCGGGCTGTATCGCTGTGCTCGAGCGGGGCCCGCGCAACGGCCATGTCGGCTTTGTCACTGGTATCACGCGTGACGGCCGCATCGTGCTTATTGGCGGCAACCAAGGCGATGAGGTCAGCGAGGCGCCATTCGAAATGGGGCGGGTGCTTGGCTGGCGCTGGCCCGAGTCGGTTCCGGTGCCGATGTTTGCGTCGCTGCCTACCGTGGACCCTAACCTGCCAACGTCGCGCCGGGAGAGCTTCTATGGCGCCGACGACATCATGGGGGATGAGGGCGAGGGCAAACATCCGGCTGATTTCCCGGTGCTCGAGCTGCCGGCCCCGGCCGAGTCATCCACGACCACGCGCTTCAAGCACATCACGAATTTCCTCGCGACCGGCGCGGCGACCGGACTTGCTTCGCTCCTGGCCGCTTTCAACCGCATCCCGGTCGAAGTTGTCATTGCGATCTGCGCCACCGGCCTGATCGTGTTCGCGATCATTTGGTTCACCAGCATGAGGCGCGGATGTCATTCTGGGCGGTAATGCATCTCTTCTTTGGGTGGGTGGGGCTTGGCGCAGGCATCAGCATCGCTGCGCTGTGCGTCTACCTGTTCACACCCAACATCAAGCTGCCGTTCATCGAAGTGGATGATCGCATTCGCCAGTGGGCGATCATCGTTGCTGCTGTCTCTGGCACTGCAACGCTTATATACGGCAAGGCGTTTGCTGATGGGACTCGGTACGCAGTGAATGCGATCGCTGCGCAGAACATGGGGATGGTCGTTGAGGTACAAAAGCAAAAGTCCAAAGTCGATGACTGCGGTGCTCGTGGTCTCACTTGGGACACTGTTAGCGGCGTGTGCCGGTAACGACAAACAGCTCACGACCTTCCAAGGAGGGGCGTGCGAAGCGTTTGAGCGGCCCCCTTTTCAGGTGAAGGGTGCGACGCCGTACGACCAGCTGTGGGCGGACAAGGCGACCGAGGCGGGCGTGGCGGGTTGCAAGTGGGAGCGGCCGGCGCCGCGGCCGGTGAACTGGGACGGGACAGTCTACGTGGTGGACGGCAAGCTCGTGCCGGTGCTGACCCCAGAGCCGAAGCCTGGGATCGTGGCGCCGCCGAAGAAAGCAAAGAGCCTCTGGCAGCGTGTTCGCCCTGGTGGTGGGGAGTAAATCCAATGTCGACCGGGATCTCGCGCGCGGAAGCATCGGAAATTGCCACACAAGCAGCCGAAGAGGCTGTGAATAAGGCGCTGACCGAGCTCTTCATCAAAATGGGCTACGACATCAAAGACCCAAAAGACGTGAAGCGGCTTCAGGGGGATATGGGCCATCTCAGCCGCTGGCGCCGCGCGGTTGACACGTTCCAGACCGTAGGCGTCGGAGCACTCGTCACCACCCTCGTGAGCGGCATCCTGGCGGCGTTCTGGATCGGCCTGAAGTCATTGATCGGGAAGGGGTGACGTGCCGCCCCGCGACCCATTCAAACTGCCGGGGTACGGGCGATCACCGCTCCTAACCCTGAACGCCCAGCTTGCACGGGCGAAACTGAACCCCAAGGTAGGGGTCACCCAAGGCGGCTCGAGCCGCAAAGACAGCGGGGCGAAGGTGGCAGCCACCAGAGCCATGTTCAAGCCAAGCAAACAACTGACAGAGAAGTGAGGACAATATGAGCGAAACCGAGACCAATAACCAACCGGCCCAGGGTGTGCTTGCTACGAACGCACCTGCACCGGGGACCGCGGTGCCTGTCGCCAAGCCCGTTCAGCGCCCGGTTGCCAAGCCGGTGGCTGCGGCAGCCAAACCGGCAGCGCCCGGTGCAGCGCCCGTTGCAGCGCCCGTTGCAGCGCCCGGTGCAGCGAAGCCCACCACCTCGACCGGCGCCGCTCTGCCGCCCGGCTTCGAGGATGCCAAGCCGATCGAGCAGCCTGTCGCCAAGCAAGCCGATCCCGAAGTGCTGGCTCAGGTGGAGACCCCGGCTGAGACCCCGGCTGAGACCCCGGTCCCGGCTGAGACCCCGCGCATTGTTGTGACGCAAGCCCCGGCAACCGATCGTGGCCCGCGGCTGTCGAAGGCAACCTTGGCGGAACAGGCAGCCGGCCGCCGCGCGCTCGAACGGCGTCGGTAACCTCGCAGGGTAACAAAATGCCGCGTGCCGGAAAATCGTCGGACATTACACGAGCCCGTAAACGGGCCTGGTACGCGGCAAACCGCGAGCGAGAGCGTGTGCGCAAACAGCGTCGGTACTTTGCTGACGTTGAGCAGTCGCGGGAATACCAGCGGATTAAGTGGGTCAAATCGAAGTATGGGATCACGCCCGAAGAAAAAGAGGCAATGCTTGTTGTGCAGGGCGGCTGTGCCATTTGCAAAAGCACAACCGCCAACTCCACCCGTGGGTGGCACTGCGACCATTGTCATGAAACGGGTAAGCTGAGGGCCATCCTATGCGGGCGCTGCAACCCACTCCTTGGGTTGGCAAAAGACAGCCCAGAAGTTTTGGAGCAAGCCGCAGCGTATCTTAGGAGTCACGCCAATGACCGCGGTTAGACTCCGAACCTTTGGTGGGATGATCCCTGCTGTCGATAGGCACCTGCTGCCGGACACCGCTGCCGTCTACTCCGAAAATGCCTGGCTGTATTCCGGCCGCCTGCGCGGATTGCCTCAACCCGAGCTGATCCGCGCATGCACCCCTGGTACCAGCAAGGTCTACCGCATCCCAAACAACTACACCGACGCCGAATATATCGACGACTCGATCTGGCTTGAGTTTCCGAACTTCAACACCGACGTCGTCCGCTCCCCAGTCGTTGGGGACACCTTCGATCGCTATTACTGGGCTGGCACAGTCGGCGCACCGCGCTACAACACGCGTGCGCGCATCGCCAATGGCGACCCGGAATATCTCCTCGGCATCCCGCTTCCGGGGGCCGTGAGTGTGACCCCGAGCGGTGGGGCGTCGACCGTAACTGTGTCGCGCTCCTATGCGGTCACGTTCGTCAGCGCCTATGGTGAGGAGGGGCCGGCGCAAGTTTCCGACGCGGTGAACGGAAAGCAGGACGACACCTGGACGGTCTCACTGCCGGCCGCCGACGCTGACGACATTGGCGGACCCAATCGCAACCTGACCAAGAAACGGATCTACCGCACCGTCACCTCTGCGTCGGGGCAGGCGACCTATTTCCTTGTGGCTGAAGTCGACATCGCCGACACCAGCTACGCCGACACCGCCACAGACACGGTGGTCACGGCCAATGAGCAACTCGCGAGCCTGAACTGGACGGCGCCGCCGACTGATCTCGAGGGCTGGATTATGATGCCGAACGGCATCCTTGCCGGCTGGAAAGGCAAGGAGCTTTGGTTCTCCGAGCCCTATCGCCCGCACGCATGGCCCGCATCCTATGCGCTCGCGGTGGAGTATCCGATCGTCGGGCTGGGCATCATCAACCAGACGCTCGTGGTCTGCACTAAGGGCTTCCCGATGACGGCGACCGGCTCGACGCCGGGCAACATCACAACGTCGACCCTGACCAGCCTCGAGCCATGCCTGTCGCGGGGGTCAATCATCTCGTCGCCGGAGGGCGTCTATTACGCATCCCCGAACGGACTGGTTCTTGTTGCCAATGGCGGTGCCGTGAACATTACCCGCCAGCTCGTCCTGAAAGACGACTGGAACCGGCTGCTGAAAGTGGCGACGCTCCGCGCCGCGCGTCTGGGTGAAGCCTATTATTGCTACGGCAGCGCGCGCTTCGGTGTGTTTCAGGAAGGCGCGTTTCAGGAAGGGGCGTTTGCTTCGATTGATTTTGCCGGCTCCTACACCGGGGCCCTAATCGACCCCCAGAACGAACGTGTAGCGTTCAACACGCTCGCGACCGACACCCCAACGACCAACGTCATGAGCGACGCATGGTCGGGTGACATCTACATCATCCGCGACGACAACCTATACCGCATCGACCTGGCACAGGCAGAGCCGGTCAGCGAGACCTATGTCTGGCGATCGAAGATCTTCCAGAGCGAGGACAAGAAGAACTTCGTGGCGATGAAGGTCTATTTCGAGACACTACCGACCACGCCAGAACAGGCTGCCGAGCGCAACAATGATCTCGTGCAGACGCTCGCCGCCGACCAGTACGGACTTGTGCGGGTATACGCCGATGGCGTCCTCCGGATGACCCGGGAGCTGCGAACGTCCGGTGAGCTCATGCGACTGCCGTCGGGCTTCAAGGCGGAGTTCTGGCAGCTTGAGTTCGAGTCGCGGGTGGACATCCTGTCGGTGCAAATGGCGACGTCCGTGAAGGAGTTGTCGCGTGTCTAACTACCCGGCGATCGCAGACCCAACGACGGACCCCGCCTCGCTCCGTGAAGCGGTCATGGCGCTCAAAGAGACGGTTGAGATCCTCACCCGGCAGCGAGGGGCCGGTGCCGCTGCCGCGGTCACCTGGGCTGAGCTTGAAGCGCTTGGCGGCCCGGTGCTGTTGGACCGCCTTGCTGAGCTTGGCACTTCCATCAGCAACAGCACTGACACAATCACGACCGGTTATCAGGAGGGTGACCAAGCGCTCCAGGACCAGCTGGATGGGATACAGTTTGCAAGCACCGGCGAGGCGCAGGCTGGCACCAACACGACCAAATACATGAATCCGGCGCTTACTGCGCTGGCTATTGCAGCTTTTGCTTCGCTGAAACAGTTCGCTCACTACCGTGAGGAACAACCGGATGGCACGAATGGCGGCAACCCGCCCACCGGCACCTCCGCCTTTAACCTGAGAACCCTCAACACGACTGTCATAGACACCATTGGCGCCAGTCGGTCTGCCAATCAAATCACCCTACCGGCTGGGACATATTTTTGTTTTGCGATTTCACCGACGTTCAGGACGGGCAGGTGCTTCGCCCGCCTATACAATGTGACCGACGGCGGAACTATTTTGCGCAGCGGTGGGGTCTACAACGTACCAGGCACGAATGCAGAAACCGTGCAAAACTTTGTGATCGGTGTCTTCACGATCAACGCAACGAAAACTGTCCAGCTCGAGCAGTTCATCACCAACAACCCCGGCTCCGGTGTGGCTATGGGCCAAGCGCTAAGCGTTGGTGAGACTGAGATCTACAGCGAGCTCTTCTTCTGGAAGCTGAGCTAAAGCCGCATGATCATGTTCAACATCCCAGAGCACGCCGCTATGGTTGCTGCCGCAGCTGGGTGTACGTTGCAGAAGCATTACACCTGCATCGGCCGGGTGCGCGGCCGCCGGCTCCTCGGCGGGGTCATCCTCCAAAATTTTAACGGCGCCAGCATCTCTATGCACTTTGCCGGGTTTTCGCCCACGTGGATCAACCGCAAAATGTTATGGATGAGCTTTGACTACCCTTTCAATCAACTCGGCTGCAACGTTACTCTGGCTGTTACCCGGTCGGGTAACATCAAAGCGCTTGAGATTATTAGAAAATTAGGGTTTATAGAAATGACGCGTATTCCGCGCGCGTTCGTCGACGGTGACATGATCATCAGCGCGATGGCACGTAGCCAGTGCCGGTGGCTTGAACTTAAGCCAACGATCGAGGGCAGCAATGTTCGACAAGAGTAACCAGGCTCCGGCACCACCCGATTACTCGGGGATTATTTCCAACCAGCTAAAGCTTGGCCAGGAAGCCTTGAAGCTCCAGAAGGAGCAGCAGGACTGGGCGCGCAACGCGTATGCTGAAGACAAGGCCGTCACCGACAAGGTGGTCGGTGCGTTACTCGACAATCAGGCCATGGCCACGGAATGGGCCAAAGCAGACCGCGCCCGCTACGAAGAGATTTTTCAGCCGCTTGAGGATGACCTCGCACGCGAGGCGCAGGAGTATGCTTCGCCGGAGCGCAAAGACCTGGAGATGGGGCGCTCGCAGGCGGCCGTAGGCCAGCAGTTCGACGCCGCCCGGCAGGCTTCCCAGCGCCAGCTCGAGTCGTTTGGCATCAACCCTGGTGCTACGCGCTACGGCGCGCTCGACATCTCACTAAGGGCTCAACAAGCCGCCACTTCTGCCGCCGCCGGAAACCAAGCGTCTCAGATGGTAGACGCGACCGGTCGCGCGCTGCGATCGGAAGCCATCAATGTTGGTAAGGGTTACCCCAGCCAGGTGTTGGCCGCGTCCGGACAAGGTAATCAGGCGGGTACGGGGGCTGTTAACTCTTCGCTGGCGGACACCGCGAGCGGTGCTAACACTATGGGTACGGGTAAGGACTGGGCAGGTGTCGCCGGCAATGCTTATTCAGGCGCCGCCACGACGCAGAACATGGCGTATACAAATGCACTCAACCAGACCAAGGTCAACAACGAGGCAGGGGGCTCCGGCATTGGGGCGTTGGCTGGCCTCGGCGCCAGCATGTTCCTTGGTGGGACAAAACCATGGATCTTCGCCTCGGGCGGCGGTGAAGTGCCTGATTTTGAAGGCGGGGCCATCCCTGTTGAAGCAAGTCCAAGCGGTGGCCGCAATGTTGATGACGTTGAAGCCCGACTCTCGCCCGGCGAGTTTGTCTTGCCGGCCGACACAGTCAAATGGATGGGGTTGAAAAGTCTTCATGGCCTCATCAACAAAGCCCGTGAAGACAAGGCTAAAGCTGAGCAGGAGTCCGGTGCTATTCCCGATGTGCGCATGCCGCCTAAACAAATGCAGGGTAGCGCTGGCCGCCCCGGCGCACTACCTCTCCAGTAATCTTGGAGGGTAACGATGATTTCGAAGTGTGGGTGTGATCTTACGACGGAAGAAGGGCGACAGGCGTACGTTGAGAAACGCAAGCAGGAGCGGGCTGAGCGCGTTAAAGCACAGTTAGAACACAACGCCACAAAGGCTAGACACCGTAGGGCCTATAATAAGGATCATATGAAGGCTTTTTCCAGGGAGCGTTACAACAGACACCGAAAAAGGATTTTACAGGAAAAGAAGGATAAGTACTGGGCCGACCAAGAAGAAGCATTGGAACAAGCGCGACGAAGGTATAAAAAATACTCGCTGACTTGGAAGCGGGGCCTTTTACGGAAAAAGTATGGTATATCCATTGAACAGAAAAATGAGTTGGTAGCTGCTCAGGACCATAAATGTGCAATTTGTGAAAGAGACAACCCAGCAGCTAAAGATTGGCACGTCGACCATGACCACAACAAACATAAGGGTGAGCCGGGTTTTATTCGTGGTATTCTCTGCCACCACTGCAACACTGCGTTAGGCGGTTTCCGCGACGACCCGGATATCCTCCGGAAGGCTATTCAATACTTGGAAGACGCTGCAAACACAGATAGAGTTACCCGACAAGGTAACAAACACCACCCAGGCGCAACACAATGGCTGTGAACCTAAGCAAGGAAGTTTCAGAGTTCATCGCGGCGTTCAAAGCCGGCAAGGCCATGTTCTCCACGACGGAAGAAGATTATAAAAAAGCGAAGACAAAGCTCCTTCAGGCACAGGCGGCAAATGCCAGTGACCCCGAAGCACAGAAGTTGAACAAGGATGTGTTGCGAGCACGCATCGCGGCGAGCAATCGTACCGGTGCCGATGTCGGAGGTGTGCGGGCGAGCCAGGCAGAATTTTATCGGGCCCGCACCGAGGGTGAGCGCCAGCGCCAGCGGCTGATTGACCAGCAGTCGGCTGCCCCTGCGGTCGACCCAGCCCTTGTACAGGGGGCCGAGCAGTTCAGGGCGCCACAACAAGCGGGTGCCATCCCGACCGACCCTACCGCTGACCCTAACCTCACTTACGGGTACAGCCGCGGCGGGGCCGTGCCCCACTACGCCGATGGCGGGTACGTCGAAGAAGACGATGACACCGATGGCGGGGGGGCAGATGTTGCCCCCGAACCTGACATCGAGGATGATGCACCGGAAGCCAGTGGTGCCCTCGAAGTATCATCTCAGAGCCGGCAACGTGGCTACGCACCTCAGGCCGCTCACGACGCCGTGCTTGACGCATTGAAGCGCGGGCAAAAGGCTTACGGTCTGGACGGCGCAGTTGCCTCCAACCCGCGCGGTGCGCGCGACTACGTGTCAGGGAAGGGGGCATACACGCCGGCGGAGTATCAGGCTGTTTCCCGTGCGATCGACCCTGAGAACAAGTTGCCTGTGGGCCAGCGCAACCTGAAGATCCTCGGCGCCATGTACCAGTACCATCTCGGCAAGGGTGATCTGGAGAAGGCACAGCAAGCTGCGATGCGCCTCACGCAGTTTTATCGTATCGCGTCTGCAAGGTTCAGCGCCCTTGCCGCTACGGCCGCGCAGGACGGCAACCTGGACGAGGCGGCCAAGGCTGCCGCTCAGGCGTTCGGGTTTATCCCCAACGGGCAAGATCTCAAACTGACCAAGAGCGGTGACGGCAAGCTGTCCTACACCGTTACCGATGAAAACGGCCGGCAGGTCAGTAAAGGCATCATGAGCGCTGAGGAGCTCGTGGCCGCTGCATCCCGCATCAACTTCGACGAGATGATCACGAATGCAGCCGGGCAGCGTGCAGCTGGCGGTGGCGGTGGCTCTAAGGGCAAGTCGAAAGAGCCGGGTGTGCGCAAGCTGACCGATCGGGATGAAGCTGTTGGAGCGATTAACAGTTTCGTCGAGGGGTCAAAAGCAACCAAACTTGATCCAGGTACTGCGGAGCAGACTAAGTTTGCCGCTTCTCAATTGTTGAGTGCCAATGACATTGATGCTCGTACAGCGCTTAGTGTTGCTGTTGGCATCGCCAATGGGCAGGAAGGTTATAATCTGAAGATGGGCGAAGGCGACGGGACAATTACGACCCCAGAGGGACGTCGCGTGCGCATGAGCCAGGATGCGTTGGACAACCTAATCGCTCTACGTGCGACAACTAGGCGGGCAAGGGAGAAGACCGCGGCCGAAGGTAAAGCCAAGGCCGAGCGTGAAGAGAAGCGGCAGGCGTTGAACAAGCAGGTCGAGGAAGCGACCTCCGCCTCGAGCTTGCGGCGGACTAACAACAAGCCGACGCGCACCGAGACGCTGCGTCAGCACTTTGGTGCACTGCCACTCGATGAAGAGGAGAACAAGGTTGTTGCTGGTGGGGTCTAGAGTTGGGAGATGAGTGATGAGCAGCTCGGTATGTCTAATTCTTTCACCGAGCGCGCTTTGCCCTTCCCAGCGACCACGGCAACACTCCAGATACGGAATTTGAAAGCTTCAAGGCTTTCTTTCTGATCCCTGGTGTTCCTGTATTTTTGAATGTGGTCTTCAATCTGGACTGTGGCCTTAGTGGCCATACGATAGTAGGTCTCCCACAGAGTATCTAAGTTTAGTTTTGCGAGTCCAAAGATGACGGCACAGTTGAATAATTCCTCGACGTGTTTGACCGCTTCTTGTGGTCTCACATATGAGAGACGGCGCTCTTCATCTCTGTCTTGCGCAAAGGTAGCTGAACTCAAAACCGTGGGGATGGCGACAAGGGCGACTAAAAGTATGCGGTGCATGTACCCACCCAATGTTGCAACAAGTGTTACAAACTAATAACGCACTAGAGTAGCGTCAATGGCAGAGTGGTCCCCGAGTAAGGTTTCGTCCGAGGAAGAAGATCGCTCTGAGGAAGCCGGCGTTGGGTATGCTGACTGGGCGTCAAGCATTGGCGTCGGAGCTGCACAAACCAACAAAATGCTGTCCAGCGCGGCACGCTGGTTGGCTGAGTATCGTGGGGATGAGGCTTCGGAAAAGCGGTGGAAAGCTGAAGCCGAACTTGCCGACATGACGCGCGAGGACCGCGTGGCTGGCATGTCGGAGATTGGCCGACGCCGGCTCCAGGCTGCTGTTACGTCTGAAGAGTTTTGGAAGGCACCCGGAAGCGCCACCATACTCAAGGCCCTGAACATGACGCCGCAACTGGCGGCAAGTGTCGTGCCGGCTGTCATGTTCCCGGGTGCTGGCGGATTGGTCGGCGCTGCCGCGATCGGCGGTGGCATGACAGCGGCGGACGTGGTCGACAACATCTATGAGAAAGTCGATAACGCGACCGATGACGACCTGAAGAACGCATCGCCGTTTTACGCCGAACTGCGTGAGATGGGGCTGGATGAAACCGCTGCCCGTCGTAAATACACTGCTACGATCCGTGGATATAAACCAGCTGTCGCGTTTGCCGTAGGAGCACTGACGGCTGCAACTGGCGTCGCGGGGCAAGCGTCCCGTGTTGCAGGTGGTGGCGCTGCCGCCCTCACCGGCGCCGGCCGCGGTCGCCTTGCCAATGCAGCACGAGCCGCCGGCGAGGGTGCAGCATCTGAGTTCGTTGAGGAAGGCACCGGCAACGCGCTGACCCAAACTGCGCTGATGGAGGGTGGGCTCCAGAAGGAGTTCAATACCCGTGAATTTATCGACGCGTCGCTGGAAGGCGCGCTCCTTGGCGGTGTGCTGGGCGGTGGCGTTGGGGCTCTGTCGAAGGGGGCCTCTAGCAAGCAGGCGACGGCTCCTGAGATTGAAGTCGTTGAGCCAAATACACCGAACGCTGCGGAAGCAGAAGCGCTCAAGGCCTCTAGCCCACCGCCGGCTGCCCAGCCCACGCCTGATCCCATTGCGCCCGAAGCTACCCCCGAAACTGGATTGGAGCCGACCAATGAAGCGTCCATGGCACCAGCCACCGAACTGGCGTCACCGCCAATCCAGCCCGACATTGCCCCAGCAGGTGTACCTGACGCCCCGGCAGCTGCCGTGGACAGTGCGCCGGCAATTCCTGATGCTCAGGCTGAAACGGTTTCTCAACCGGCTGGCACCCTGGATGCGCCTACTGCCGATGTAACCCCACGAGGTAACATTGCGCCTGAGGTTGCTGCGCCGATCGCCGCGCCTGAAGTAGCCCCGGCGCCGGCAGAAAAGGCCCCCAAAGCCGCCAAGGCCAAGAGGGCATCGAAGAAGCTCGCCGAGCAGAAGGTCGCGCCAGCGCCAGCCGTTGCGCCCGCGCCGGCCCCCGTGGCGGCGACCGAAGGTCCGCGCGTGCTCCAGGTCACCACCCCCGAGGTCGAGGCGGCGACGAAAGCTGCGAACGAGAAGATCGCCCAGAACATCGCCCAGACCGAGAAGGAGCTCGCCGGCCCGCAAGGCGAGAAGATGGGTAAGGCCAAGCGCGCTAAGAAAGACGCCGACGCGCAGGCCGCCAAACAGATCTTCGACGAGTCGCCGAGTGAGCTGAAATACCCCGAGACCAAAGAGGCCAAGGCAACACTCAAGAGCGAGCTCGCGGCCATCCTCGAGAAGGCCAAGGCGGCAGACATCAAGATCCCGACCAAGGTCGGCTACGAGACCACGGCCGATCACATCGTTTGGCTGCGGGAGGTGCAGACCCTGCACGACAAGCTGGGGTCAAAGTCGTTCGTCGGCTCCCGCGCCCGTGACCACATCACTGCGTTCCTCGCGCGCACCGCTGCCGCCAAGGGTGGCGATTTCAGCGTGATGCGTTCCGAGCGTCGCACGGAAGGTGAGGCCGCCAAGCGCCGCGATCAGGGCAGCGTCGAAGCCAAGGCTGCGCCGACCACGCCTACCGAGGCTCCGACCGGCGATTTCGTCGAGATGCCACAAGAGGCAACCAAGCTGGAAGCCGACGCCGTATCGACGTCGGTTGGTAAGTCCGCGCGCGGAGCGGTGCGGGGGCTGGACGACGCTGCCGAGGAGCGCGAGGTCCGCACCAAAGACGGCAAGGTCGAGAAGGTTGAAGGTGCAAAGGCGGCCAGCAAAGGCAAGGTGCTGAGCGCGGAGGAGAAGGCCGAGATCGCCCGCAAGCTGGGGCTGCCGGTCACTCCGCCCGAGCGCCAGACGCCGGTCGACAAGCGCAAGGCGCTGGATGCGGTGCCGGAGACCGCCGGCATGGCGTTCAACCGCGCTGCCCGGCAGGCCGACACCAACCCAACCGAAGCGCAGAAGAAGGCCGGGAATTACGCGAAGGGCCATGTCCGCGTGCAGGGCTTGGACATCGCGATCGAGAACCCGCAGGGCACCCTACGCCGCGGCAAGGACCGTGGTGGCAAGGAGTGGTCGGTGCGGATGCCGGCGCACTACGGCTACATCAAGCGCACCGCCGGCGCCGACGGTGACCAGGTCGACATCTATGTCGGGCCCGCGCGCGACTCCGACCGCGTGTTTGTGATCGACCAGGTCGACACTAACACCCGTGCTTTCGACGAGCACAAGGCCATGGTGGGCTTCCGCGACGCCGACCACGCCCGCTCTACCTACGTCAGGGGTTTCTCCGACGGGCTCGGGCACAAGCGCATCGGTGCCATCACCGAAATGTCGATGGACGAGTTCAAGCTGTGGCTGAAGAACAGTGACACCAAGAAGCCACTGCGCGATGACACAGTTGGTACGCGTGAGTTGTCGGACCAGCAGATCTTCGATGAGTTGGACCGCTTGTCAGCTTCGTTCGAGGCCATGACCGACGATCAGACGTTGTCGGAACATGAAAAGGCGAAAAAGTACGCACGGATGGCTACCACTCTCGGGGAGGCGCTAGGCGCTGCTGAGAGTGATATGACGGCAGAATTGAGGAATGAGGCAGGCGCACAGTGGCGACTGATGGAAGCCCTGTATCCACAGCTGCGAAAGAAGGTCGCAAGCGTTGCCGGTGACGTCCCGGTCTACCTCCTGGATCCGGAAGACTACGCGCGGGTCGTTGGACAGGACTTCGCAGGCAGCTCCGGTGTTTATGTCGGCAAAGAGCACTTCATTGCCCTTAACAACAAGGACACGTCCGGTGCCGGGTTGGCGCACGTCGTGCTGCACGAGGGCGTTCATGCTGCATTCATGAACGCAACCTGGAGCAACGATAAGCTGCGCGGAATGGTCTACATGATGGCGCAGGAAGCCTACGCCGCCGCGGACGAAAATACGCGCAAGATGTACGGGTTCACGAACCCCGACGAGTTCATCGCTGAGGCTTTTTCAAACCCAAACTTCCAGATGCACCTGGCGCGGGTTCAGGCATCGCCGGAGCTCATTAAGCGGGCCGGACTGGATACCGGTCGTTGGTCTATGTGGGACGCGTTCCTGTCGCTGGTTGCGAGGGCGCTGGGGCTGCCGCACGTCCATAAGACGCTCCTGCACGCTGTGATGCGGGTCGGTGCCCGGCTCGAAGCCGAAGCGATCATCAACACCGGTGCATTGACAGACGAGCAGGCCATAGGCCGCAATGCTGAACTTTGGGCCATCCCGTTTGTCGACCGCGGGGCTCCCAATGTTACCGCGGCACTGAACTCGGTGCAGGCGCATTTGGGCGAGACGGTCGGTGAGCTGCTGAAGCGGCCGGAGATGCAGGAGCAGCGGGCAACCCCCTTGCTCATGAAGCTGCGCACGATGGACCAGATCGCGCAGGTGGCGGGGCGTTACTTCCGCGGTAACAACCCCGTTCGCAAGATCGCCGACATCATCGAGAAGCGCCGCATTGCCGCGCACAGCCACCTGATGAAAAGCGAGAAGGTGGTCGCCAAACTGTTCGAACTCGAGCGCAAATACGACAAGGTCGTCATCGGCAAGGACAAGGATGGCAACGACATCACGCAGTGGGAGGAGTTCACCTCGCTCGTGCATGACGAGACCATGGCGAACGTCTTCGCCGATCGCGACCTGAAGGCGAACAAGCACCTCGGTAAGGACACGCTGTCGAGCACCTGGTCGAAGGCGCAGCACGCGGCCCTCCGGGCGCGCTGGGCGAAGCTGCCTGCCGACCTGAAGCAGGCCCGCGTCGAGGCCATGCAGTTCTTCACGGACCAGCAAAACGAGATGTCGCTGGGCATCATCAAGAACCGGGTGCTTGCCGCGCTCGGCATCAAAGATGATGCGCTGGCGCTCCGGATCCATACCGACACGCTGACCCCGGCCGACGAGGCGACGCTGGGCGACTCGCTGAAGGTGATCCAGCAGGCCAAGGAGCTGGCCAAGATCAAGGGGCCTTACTTCCCGCTGATGCGCCGCGGCGAGCATGTCGTGCGCGCCACCTACAAAGTTACCCCGCCGGGTAACCAGCCGGCCGGCGTGCGCTTCACACAGTCGGCGCCGAACGTGTTCGAGTTCTCGATCGACCCGGCTGCCGCGAAGTCGACCAAGATCAGCGTGCGCCGCGCCGCCCGCGCCTGGGCCGCCAGCCAGAAGATCCGTGCCGACGTCCGGTCGGTATGGGTGGATAGGAACACCGGCAGCGAGTGGGTGAAAGACCCGACGACCGGCAAGGACATGCGGATCACGTCGAAGGACATCGACGCTGAGCAGCGCTACCGCGTCACCGTCCAGGACGAGCATGTTGAGTTCTTCGAGACCAAGAACGAGGCGCTTCGCGCGGCTGCCGACCTGGAAGCCTCGGGCGAGTTCGCAGAGGTGAAGGGTGTCGAGCCGCGCAAATACGAGTCGGCGGGCCGGCAGGGCGACATGCTGTCGGGCCAGATGCGGCAGCTGGTGGACTCGCTGAAGAAGCGGAAGGGCTACCGCGGCATGACGCAGGCCCAACAGCACGAGCTGATCAGAGCGCTCAATGAGGCGTCGATCCGCTTCTTGGGCTCGACCCGCATCCAGTCGAAGCACCTGCCACGCCGCTACGTGGCGGGCGCGTCCAGCGACCTGACCCAGAACAGCCTCGAATATGCGGCGTCCACCGCAAACTACCTCGCCAAGCTGGAGCACATGCCTGAGCTCTACAAGGCGATGCAGGAGATGGACGACGCGCTCGACGCCGACAAGAACAAGGAGGCGTCGTACGGGCGCCGGGCGATCGCCAACGAGATCCACGAGCGCGTGGAGAGCGAGACTGGCTTCACCGAGAATGACAAGTTCTCGGGCGTGACCAAGCGCCTGATGACGGTGTCGTTCCTCGATAAGCTGTTCTCGCCAGCCTACAACATCATCAACTCGCTCCAGCCCACCATGGTCACGTATCCGGTGCTGGCGGCGCGTTATGGTGCCGGCCGGACGTTCGAGGTCATGAGCAAGGCCTACAGCGACATCGCGGCATTTGACGTGGTGAAGAAGGGCCTTAAGAACACCGTCGCCCGCGCCAAGGGCGACATCAACCCGTCGGACTTCATTTCGGACCTGAAGGCCAAGATGAAGACCCCGGGTGAGCGGCAGATGATCGACTACCTGCTCGAGCGGGGCGCGATCGACCCTGACTCTGGCCTCGAGCTCGCGCAGTTCATCAAGGCGAAGAAGGGCGCGCTCGGCAAGTTCGACAAGGGGGTGTCCTATATGGAGGGCATCGCCCGCGAGATGCCGCGCGCGATCGAAACCATCAACCGTGCCGTCACGGCGCTGGCAGCGTACCGGCTGGAGATGCAGCGAACCGGTGACCAGCAGCGGGCGATGGAGCGCGCGCAGGAGGTGGTCAACAACACCCAGGGCCTTTACTCGAACACGAACGCGGCGCCGATCTTCAACCACCCGCTCGGCAAGCTGTCGCTCCAGTTCAAGAAATACGGCCAGATGATGTATTATCTGCTCGGCCAGCAGATCGGCAAAGCCGTCCGCAACGAGAACGAGGGCGACCGCGCTGAGGCGCTCAAGACGCTGGGCTTCATCAGCGCCACCCACGTCGCCATGGCCGGCGCGCTGGGCCTGCCGACCGAGCCGTTCAAATACCTGCTGATGGGTGCCTATGCGGTGGGGCTGCCGGTGCCGTCGTGGAATGACGTCGAGCACGGTGCGCGCGAGATGGCGGCTTCGGTGTTCGGCAACACCATGGGCGAGGTGGTTACCCGCGGAGTTACCCGAGCGATCCCCGGTGGCTTCGGGTTCGACCTGTCCGGACGTATGGGGCTCGACTCGCTGATCACGTTCGGCGAGCCGCGGACCCAGGACGAGCAGGGGGTCTGGGCCTATCTCGGCAAGACGGTGGCGGGCGCGCCGGCGGCGCTTGTGGGCGACTGGCTCAAAGGCGCCTATGCGCTCGGCAGCGGGGAGTTCGCAAAGGCGGCGGAGCTGATGGTGCCGATGAAGTTCGCTGCCGACTCGATCGGCGCATACCGTAAAGCGACCGAGGGCAAGAAGTCGGCAACGTCGGGCCGGGAGACCATGAGCCCGTACACGGCGCAGGAGGTCGGGCTACGTGCGCTTGGCTTTACGCCCCGCCGCGAGGCTGAGAACAACGACAAGCGGTCGGCATTCTACTCGAAGCAGAAGTCGAACAAAGACGAACGCAGCGCCATGATGCGCAAGTGGATCGACGCGCGCCCGGCGGACAAGGCAAAGGCGTTCCGTGAGATCCAGAAGTGGAATGCCGGCAAGCCGAAGGAGTCGCAGATCACCATCAAGCAGCTCACCGACAGCGCGAAGCGCCGTGCCGACGATGCACGTAAGGCGGTGAACGGCATCGTGCCACGCAAGGGTGAGCAGGATCTTCTGAACCGGACCAGCGTCTACAACGCGAACTAAACAAGTTCAGAGCATATGTAACGACCAAGACACGCTCGCTGTGTAAGGGCATAGACCTATTACCCAGAGAGGTAACTCGTGCGAGACCATGCCGAGTATGTAGCGAAGTTGAAGGCTGAACGGGCAGCGCGCAAACGGGCCAAGGAAAAGGCACGGGAACAGTGCCCAAAAAGAAAGGAACAGCAACGCCTCGCTGCAAGACACCGGCGCGCCTCTCATCCAGAAAAATATCGAGAACGTGAACGCGAGTATCGACGAAACAATTTAAGCCGCGAACGAAACACTTACCTCAAATACGCCTATGGCATCACACTTCAACAGCGTGATGAGTTGTTGGCCAAACAGGGTGGGTGTTGTGCGATCTGCAAGACAGCAGCCCCTGGCACGTGCGATTGGCACACAGACCACTGTCACCTGACAAACAAAATACGCGGCATCCTTTGCAGTCATTGTAACCGCATGCTCGGTTATGCCCGCGACAACTTCACCATCTTACGAACAGCAGCAACCTATCTGGAGGCCAACAATGGCAAAGAAACCTGAAGGCGTACGTGACCCTTCGTCACACAGGACACCCGAACAAGTAAGGAAACAAGTGCGTGGATATAATGCTCGCCCAGAAGTCCAGGCGCGCCGCGTTAAGCAGAACGCAGCTAGGCGTGAAATGGAAAAAGAGGGCAAGGTCCATAAGGGGGATGGGCGTGATGTGGATCACAAGCGGCCCTTGCACAAAGGGGGTAGCACTGACCGATCGAACCTGCGCGTCGTGTCAGCGTCCCGCAACCGCGGTTGGGCTGACGGTAAGGTTTAGTTTTTGGGCTTGTCCTTGATGTGCCGGCCGAACTCGTTCCAGCCCATGGCTGACTTGGGTTCGGTGTCGAGACCCGCTTGAGACGCCGGTCGTGAACCACGTTCGATGAAGAAGCCAGTGGGTTCTGGCTTACCGCCCACCAGCGCATATGCGCCAACGCTGACAGCCACGACAAGGCACACCAGCGCACCGGCTGCCGCGAGACGATTTTTGATGAGTCTGTCCAT